TCGGCGCGCTTGTAGTGCTCAGGTCCGGTCATGCGGTGGCTCCTCGTGTCGGGTGGTGTCCTGACCTTACCACCCGGTCACGCACCCGGTAGCCCGGATCGGCATCCGTACGGCGAGCACCCATCCGGGTCGCCGTCCTCTACTTCATCCCACAACGAGAACTGACCTACGTCTTCGGCGCGCTCCCTGGCGGTGCGGAGGTCTACGAGGTCGAGCGGCACGCGCGCACGGTGCAAGAAAGCCTCGCCGCTGAGAGGCAGCCCGCGGGCGCCACCCTTGCGGATCGCCACGTCGAACGCGACCGCATCCGCCCACTCGTCGGGATGGTTATCACGGAGGTCGCGCCACTGCCGGTTGCCGTGGAACGGGCAGCCGATGCAGGCTGACTTGGCGACGGTCCAGCCGCGGACGCCGAGCCACCTGTCGCAGTCCGTTCGGGACATCCTCATCTCGATCAGCGGGTACCGCGGCCGGATGTAGGATACGGCGTTCTTTGTGCCGGGAACCCGCTGCACTTCGTCAGTAGAGAACCCGATCCACTGCTCGGCCTTCTGGCCTTTCGGGACTCGTCGAAAGTCAGGTGCCGCCGCGCCTAGCAGTTCGCGGACCTTGCGGTTGATCGGCCCTAGTTTGTATTCGCTAGTGCACTGCCGGCGGCCCATGCCTTCGGATCCGTCCGCGTTGCGGACGAAGTACGGTACGGACGCGTACCGATGGTCTGGATTGATCGCGTCATCCCGGAGGTTGCCGGACGAGACCCGGTGCAGCGGCATTCCGGCCTCGGCCAGCGCGACAGCGAGCCGGTCGAGATGGTCGTATACCGAGCGTGGCTCCCAGCCGGTGTCAGCGAAGATCGCGGCGTTGGGCTTCGGCAGCGCGCCCTCGATGGCCAGCAGTGCGAGCGTCGTGGACTGCACCCCGGCCCCGAGCGACAGCACACGGATCGTCGGCTCAGTCATATCGGTCACGCTCCCCGCCCCGTGTTCAGCCAGCCGCCCCGCACCGGGTCCTCCCGGAGCAGGTCGTGGACGCTCTGCTTGGTCACGCCGAGGGCCTCACCGATCTCGGCCAGCGACGGCGCCCGCTCGCCCGGCTCCGGCTCACGCAGCTTCCGGGCGTAGGCGATCAGCGCGGCGCGGGCCTCCTGCCGTGGCGTCGTCTCGCGCGGCGCGGCGGCCAACTCGTCCCGCAGTCGCCGCAACTCCTCGGCCTGGCCTGCGCTCAGCCGGTGCCGCGTCATCCCTGACCTCCGACCGGAAGGGCGAGCAGTCGCGGCGGGGCGATGCCCGCATGTCGAGCAGCGTCCACCTCGGCCAGCACGCGCGGCCCGGCGGTGGTGCCATCGGGCAGCATCAGGTACGCGAGGAACTCATCCTCGAACGTGGCGATACCGTTCTGGATGGCTTCGAGCTTCGCCTTGACCGTGAGGACTAGTGCGCGCCAGCGACGCCGGACCTCCGCGTCGTAGGCGGCCTGCCCGGACACCACGCGACCGTTACCGGCCCGCCGGTCCTGGTAGTCCGCGCGGGCGGGTATCGGCAGGTCCACCCGGAACAGTCGTTCGCCCCGACGGAACTGGATCGCAGCCCGATCGCCGTCCCATCCGACCACGAAGCCATCCGCCCCGTACCGGCGCATCAGCCCGGAGATCTCCTGCTGGCTGGCCTCCGGGCTGACCGAGGTCCCCTCGGCGTACCGCGCCATCACCGCACCGCCGGGAAGCTGATCCGGGGCGCGGTGCCCAGGGTGGGCGCGGGCTCCCCGTAGTGCTCCAGCAGCGCGCGGGCGGCGGCCTGGTCCAGCGCCCCACCCTCGCCCGGTGGCCGACCCTCGGTCCACCGGACCCGGCGCCGCACCCCTTCCTCGTCCTCGAAGCTCGTCCCGTCGTGCATCCTCAGTACCTCCCGGCAGTAGTCGATGGCGTCCTGTATCCGTGTCCGCTCGGCGCTTAGCGCCCGCATCTGCCGGGCGGCGGCAGCCACTTCGGCCGGCGCGGCCCGGTCGGACACCAAGGTCGGGGCCGGCGCTCCCGGCTCGATCCCCCAGCACCGGGCCCGCCAGCGGCAGCCCTCGCACGGGGACCAGTCGGGGTGCCGGCCGTCGCGGGGGATCTCCTCGGGCGGGGTGTCGGCGGTCAGGTCGATCACGGCGTACATCTCCAGCGCGGTCCGCTCCGCGCGCTCCTGGTCGTAGGACCAGGAGTCCGTCAGCGGGTCGCCGTTCGAGCGGTTCATGTAGGTGATGGACAGCACCTCGACCCGGTGCCCGGCCGCGGCCAGCCCGAGCCCGTAGAGCTCGACCTGCCGGCGGTCGGCCTCGCGCGCGGTGCCGTCCTCGAACACCCGGTCGGCCACCTTGTCCGAGACGGTCTTCAGGTCGTCCACCGTGCCGGCCGGGTCGTAGGCGTCTACCTTGCCCGGCCGGTCGAACCCGGGGATCTGGACGTACTCCTCGACCAGCCACTCGGGGTGCGCGGCGCGGCGGGCGGTCGCGACCCGCTCGTGGATGGCGTTGCCGAGTTCGGCAGCCCGGGCCATCCGCTCGGGCACGGGGTCGGTGGGCTCAACCCGCTGGACCCGGTAGGCGAGCTGGCGCCGGCATCCCCTGCCGGGCACCAGCACCCCGGCGTCGGACGGCCCGATCCGAGGATCCCGGTCGGCGTCCGCCGCGGCGCCGGTGGCCAGCAGGTCCGCCCACAGGTCAGCCATCGAGTGCGTCCTCGGCGTCGCCCAGCAGGGCCGAGGGGCAGGTCTCCAGCGCCCCGGCGATCCGCCAGAGCGTGTCCAGCCGCGGTGCCCAGTGACCGCGCTCCAGCCGGTTGACCTGCTGCCGGCCGATGCCCGCCCGGTCGGCAAGCATGACCTGTGTGAGCCCTCGGAGCGCTCGGCGCCGGTAGATGGCGTCGCCGAGCGCCCGGAGCTGGTCGCTGGCCGGCGGCGCGACCCAGCCCGGCGCGAAGGTTCCGGCCGACGTGCGGACGCGCCTGGCGACCATGCCGGCCGGCCGGCGGTTCGTGCTCATGCTGTCCGGCCGCGCTGCTCGATCCACGCCAGGTCCCGGGGGTGCACTTCGGCGTGCGACCAGCGGCCGTCGTGGGCGGTGCGCACCGAGCAGAGTGCGGCGTGGCTGTCGGCCGTCGTGGCGTGGGCGAGGATCACGGCTGCGGTCCGGGCGAGCTGGTCGGCGATCGTTCCCAGCATCTCGACTCCTATCGTCGGGTGGTAACTTGACGCTACGCCCGACGGCAGGTCAGGTCAAGGAAGCGCGGTGATGACCAGCCACAGCCGCGGCGGCCGGCACGGCGCCTCGATCGTGGGCATGAGCTTGACCATGAGGTCCGGGGTGTCGTCCCCCACGATCCCCTCGTGCATGGCCGCATCGGCGCAGACCTTGAGGGTGGGGACGAGGTTGTCCGCGTCACGCCGGCGTCGGTCCGGAGGCGACCAGTGCAACTCCACCCGACACCGGCCGAGCGGCGGGATCCGCTGCGCCCGGATCAGCCAGCGCGCGTCGTCCAGCAGCTTCGCCCGGATCCGGTGGTGCGCCCGCCAGTGGTGCCGCTGGTTGGCCGTGAGCGGCGGCCCGGGGTAGGGCAGGGTCACCACCCACTCCCGGGCCGCCTCGGTCACTGCTGGCCGATCAGCTCGGCGAGGCTGACCCCGGACCGCTTCTCGACCACGGCGGCCAACTGGTCCCAGGTCCAGTCCTCGGGGTTCTTGCGGTGCAGCGCGATCTCCCGGATGAGGTACTGCGCGAGCGTCTTGCCGTCCTTCTCGGCCAGCGCGGTCAGCACGGCTAGCAGGTCGGCCTCGCTCGGCCGGGCCGGCTCCGCGGCCGGCCCCGCCACGGGCTCGGGCTCCCATGCGGGCAGGGCCACGTCTTCGACGCCGGCCAGCGGCTCGGCCACGGGCTCGTCCCGGAACGGCGTGACCGGCGTGGGTTCGGTTCCCATGAGGTCGGCCGGCGGGTCGTCCACGATCTCGGCCTCGACCACACCGTCCGGGTCGGGATCCCAGCGCCAGACCGAGAGCCCGTCGCCCTCGTCCGCCCGGACCAGGCCCGGCGGGCTGATGCCCTCGGCCTCCCCAGGGTGCTCCTGCACCCACGCCGAGATCCGGTCGGCCGCGAGCTGAACCTTCGTCCGCCGCTTGATCCCGAGCCGGGCCGGGGCGTCGGCGTGCTCCCACCACGGCGGCGGGTCGGCCTGCCCGGTCGCCTGCTCGATCAGGGCGAGGTCGTCGGTCGGGTCGTACTCCTCGCCCTCGGCCGGCGCCGCGGGCTGTTCTCCGGCCACCCGCTCCATCGTGGCGGCCACGGACGGCCGCGGGCCCGGCGGGGCGGCGGGCACCACCGGTTCGGCCAGTTCGGGCGCCAGGTCCATTCCGCCCGTGATGTCCATGGCGTAGGCATTGACCATGCGCCCGGTGGCCCGGTGGCGCAGCATGTCCCCGGTGTACTTCTGCCACGGCAGCGGGTTGCGCTTCTCGGACAGCGCGGTTACGCCGATCACCGTGCCGGCCGTGTCGGTGCGGATCTCGCTGATCAGCTCGGCCTGCAGCGCCATGACCAGCGTGAAGCTGGCCGATTTCGGCTTGAGCCCGGGCCGCGTGATGGTGACCGTGTGCGCCACCGGGAACCCGGCGTCGGAGTAGGTCACGTCGTCGTCCAGGTCGCAGCCGGCGGCGAAGATCATGCCCCGGGCGGACGCCTCGCGCAGCGCGACCCGACCTTCGATCACGTGGAGATGGTGCATCCACGCCAGCCCGCGGAAGCCCAGATGTTCGCCCCATCCCTGCGCCAGCACGATCGACGCAGCGGCGACATCGATCTGCCGTTCGGTCATGGCCATGCCGGGTTTCACGCCGGCGCGGAAGCCGGCCGGCACGAGGTCGGAGACGGCCAGCGCCCGAGCGAAGGCCATCTTCTGCCGCATGGTCGTAGCCTCCACCGCGTCCAGTGCGGTGGAGTTGGCGCGGTATACCTCCAATTGGGCGCGCTGCCGTTCCCGCACCAGTTCGGGGTCCACAGCCTCGGCGCGCGGCGGCTCGGGCTCGGTCATGCGGGCACCTTCCGGCCGTCCGTGGGCCACGTCATCCAGTCCGCGCGCTCGAACCGGTCGCAGAACGGCGACCACCCGCTCTCCTGCGGGGTAGTGAACCGCCACTCGATCTCGGCCGGGCGGGTGTCGTAGGAGTCCAGAATCACCGCGCGGGCGGCGGTCCGGTCGGTGGCCATGACGGCGGCGCAGATCGTGTCGGCTCCGTCATCCAGCCGGCCGCCCGAGGTCCACCAGGGTGCGTGCAGTTCGAACGGGCCGTAGTCCGGCCGGTGATACCAGGACACCCAGAACGGGGTTCCCGTGATAGGCCCGGTCATGCGGTCACGTCCGCGCGGATCAGCCGCTCGAACAGGGTGATCGCGTCGGCGCGGCATTCGGCGATCAGGTCGGCGTACCGCTCTTCGTAGAGCGCCCGGACCTTGGCGTAGACGGCGTTCCTGACCGTCCAGTAGTGGCCAACAGCGACAGCGGCAGTGACAGCGACAGCGTCAGCGACAGTGGCAGTGGCAGTGACAGCGTCAGCGACAGCGGCAGTGACAGCGACAGCGTCAGCGACAGCGTCAGCGACAGCGACAGCGGCAGCGGCAGTGGCAGCGACAGCGTCAGCGACAGCGACAGCGGCAGTGACAGCGACAGCGTCAGCGACAGTGGCAGCGGCAGGCCGCTCGGCTAGCGCCTCGCGCACCCGCGCCCGGATCGCGTCGAGCCGCTGGCTGCGCAGGTCCCATGCTGCGTCCCGGGCGGCGGACGTGGCGCTGTACGCGCCGTTGTAGGTGTCCCGGTCCACGATCGGCGGCAATGAGCGCAGGGTCTCGGCGTGCTCGGTGAGGCCGGCGCGGTCCAGCCACTTCGGTGCCAGCGTGCGCGTGGAATAGTCAGCGGCGATCCAGCGACGGCGCTCGTCCAGGCCGTCACTCGCGGTGCCGGGCAGTAGTGGAATGAGGCGGATGAGGCCCTGCCGGGCGTCGTCGGGGAGCCGGTCGTTCAGGGTGCGGCCGAACTCGCCGAGGTACTCCGAGACGCATGCGGGGTGGTCGGTGTGGGGGATGCCGCGGACGTACGCCACGGCCTCCATCAGGCACAGCCCGTCGCCGGGGGTCTCGTGGCCGCCCTTGGCGAGGGTGATTCCCTCGAGCTTGGCGGTGTCGATGTTGGTCACAGTGCTCCTCTCGTCGGGTGGTACCTTGACCTTACTGCGCGGGCAGGGCTGACACAACCGGCCGGCACCCGCTATGATCGCGGCCTAGTCCCGGGCGCGTCGGGTGGTGCCGCCGCAAGGCGGTCCGGCTCCAGCCCGGGACCTTGATCGCCCGGCCGTTACCCCGTGACGGCCGGGCGATCTCATGCCCGCTCCCCCCATCCCAGCGTCTCGTGCCGGGCGATGGCGGCGCGGATGATGTCGGCCATGGACAGGCCGCTCTCGGCCGCCGCAGCCTTGACCGCCTCGGCCATCTCGGGCGTGCACTTTACGGGCGGCAGCGACGCGGTGAAGCGGGCCTGCGCGGTGGCCATCAGTTATCCTCCTCGGCGGCAGCGTCGCAGCAGCCCTCGCAGCACACGTCGTCGTCCACGTAGCCAGCGGAATCGCCCTCGAAGATCGTCCCTCCGCAGTCCGCACACTCGCTGTCGTATCTCGCAATGAAGGTCGCGCCCATCATGTCCTCCTGAGTCGGTATGGCTTGCAGTAGCGGCAACGCTCGGTCCAGCACTCGCCGGCCATGTGTCGCCACGCGGCGGCGTCCTCGGCCCGGACGCCGACCGGCACCGGCCGCAGCGTGCGGTCGAAGACGGCCAGCGAGGGCCGCAGCTCGTAGTAGCCGGTCGGCGTGCCGGGGAAGTGCTTCACGGCGCGGTGGTCGCAGCACTCCGGCGCGTCCTCGGCCCCGGCCGGCGCCGCGCAGCTCGCGCACGCCAGTCCGGGGCCGGTCATGCCGGGTCCGGTGTGTGGATGATCCGCAGGAGCCGGAACACCCATGCCGAGTAGGTCGGCACGTAGTCGTGGCGGCCGGTCCGGGTGTTCAGCACCCGGACGTGGTTGCCGGTCAAGGTGGCGCCCGTGACGATCAGGTGGGTGTCCACGGTCAGCTCGGCCCAGCACGGGGTTACGCCGGTGATGTCCCCGGTGAAGGTGATGACAGTGCCGGCCGTGAGGTCGGTCGCGGTGGTCTCCATGGTGCCCCCTCTGTCTATGCCTAGAGTCTATGCCTTGAGGTATAGACAGTCAAGGGATCCCGTGCTATGTTTGCACTACCACCCGAGAGGAGCACTAAATGACCGCCGATAACGTAACCGCCGGGCTGCTGGCCAAGGCCGCCAATGACGCCGCGCTGAGCGACGACGTGTTCCGCGTGCTGGCTGCCGCGCTGACCGGCCAGCCGTTCGAGTGGGAGCAGGGCGACGAGTCGGTCTGGACCGTGTGCGAGGGTGGCTGCTCCCGGTCCCTGCCGGCCGACGAGGCCGAGCACGCGCAGTGCGGCAGCCTCCTGGTCTTCTGCGGCGACTGCCTAGCCGACCACGCCGGCGGCTGTCTCGCGTGCGGTGCGGAATGACTACCCGGCACGCTCCTTCTCCCGCCGTGGTCGAGAAGGCCGGTCGGTACGTGGCCGAGGGCCGGGTGGCCCTGGACTACGCCGACGACGAGATGTGCATGGCCCTGGTCCGGGGCTCCTCCGACCTGGCCTACACCGTCCAGCACATCCCGTCCGCCGGGTGGCGCTGCTCCTGCCCGGCCAACCGGTTCCAGGCCCGGACCTGCGCGCACATCCTGGCGACCTGGCACCAGTGCCCGGACCTGCCCGACCCGACGAAGGAGACCGCATGACCAGAGCGAGTCTGTTCCGGATCGCGACCCTGTCCGTGATGGCCGCCGCCGCCCTGGTCTTGCCGGCGGCTCCATCGAGCGCCGACACCTTCGGGACGCTGCGCTGTGCCCCTCACACCAACGGCAACAACAGAACGCTCACGCTGTGCGCGCAGGTCGAGCTGGTCAACGGCAAGGTACGGGCTGACGTCAGCGTGCACTGCTTGAACGCGGCGAACCAAGAGTACCCCTGCCGGTCGATCCGTGGCGGGGTGATCTCGCTGTACCGAAACGGGTCGCCGCTGCTGCCGCAGTCGTCGATGCAGTGCGGCGGGACGTTCCCGGTGTGTGGCGCTCCGACGAACGGGTTCAGCCTGAACGATCCGAACCGGAGCAACACGGACCTCTATCAGGCCGTCTTCCGCGCCGACCAGATCGACACGTTCGACTCGTCCTATTTCGGATTCGGCGTGACCTCCGGGTCCGCGAATATCTGACCCGCCGTGGCTAGGGGCTGAGCAGGTAGCAGGACAGCCACGCGGTCACGTTGACGTTGCTGCCGGTGGAGTGGAACAGCACCACCTGGAAGCTGTCGGCGGCCAGCAACGGCAGGCTGATCCCATTGGTGACCTCGGCGTCGGTCGGGTTGCCGTCCTCCCGGAAGCTGGCCGGATATCCGACGTTGGCGCTGGTCACGTTGATCGTGGCGAACACGCGGGTGGTCCAGGCGCCGGCGCACCGCACCGTGATCCCGTAGCCACCACCGCTGGCCGCCGGCACGGTGATGGTGGCGCCGGTGACGGTAATGAAGCTCGGCGTGTTCTCATCCGCGTTGTCCCAGGAGATGGCGGTACCGGATCCGCCGGATGCGATGGACTGGTTGGCCACCCGGCGCAGCCGACACCCGACCCGGGTCGGGTTGGCCAGCGCGGTCAGTTCCGAGGCGAGCACCTGATGTCCGGCGGGTAGCGTCATCGGATCACAGTCCTAGGTAGACGGGAGTCCAGAGCCGGACTACGGCGCCGCTGGCCAGCGCCACGTCGAAGCCGTCCACCGACCGGATCACGGTGAAGGTCTGCGGGCTGGACGTGCCGGTGATCGCGGTGACCGTGATGCGCACCCCGGCGATGTCCACGTCGAACGGGAAGTCGGCGGGGTAGGTCGTGCTCGTGGTCCAGACGATGCCCGTGCTGGCCACCGACAGCGAGGTCGCGGAGTCGGTGTGGTCGCCGTTCAGGGTCGAGCCGTCGGTCTCCAGTCGGAAGCAGAACTCGTCCCCGCTCTCGACGGTGGCGATGGCCCACGGCGAGGCCGGCCCGCAGTTGAGCACGACGTCCCAGGTGTATTGGTCCAGCGTCTCGGCCGAGCCCTGTGCGAGCTGGTTGATGGCCCGGGGTGGCAGCCAGTCCGGCGGGTTGGCCACGGTCAGCCGGTCGCCTACGTCCAGCCGGGCCATGTCGCCGAGCAACGCGTCCTCGCCGTGCGCGGCGGTATTGGCCAGCGACAGGTTGATCCGCGGGAACCGGGGCTCGTCCACGGTGCCCAGATGCACCCGCCATGCCGCCTGGTCGGCCGCGGCGGCGTCGGTGGCCAGGTCCAGGTCCTCGCTCGTGTCGTAGCGGCCGACGCCGTCCGGCGGTGCGCTGGTCGAGAGCGGCCCGGTGGTCTGCTCGACCTGCGCGGACTGGCCGAACCGGCGGTTGATGGTGACGTCGTTGCGGGTGCGCAGGTCGTCGTCGGAGGGCTCCAGCGACGGGGCCAGGTTGCCGTCGGCGGTGTAGTCCAGGTCGAGCGCCGGCGCCTGGTCGTAGATCTGCGTCCGCATCCGGTAGGTCAGCCCGACGAAGTCGCGCGGCTCGTACAGCACCCCGCCGTCGGTGGCCTCCGCGCTGCGGATCAGGTCCAGCGCGGTCGTGGTGCGCTGCACTCCGCACGGGTAGGACGTGGTGAGGTCCAGGTTGAACGGCCCGGGGATCCGCAGCGCGATGCCCTCCTCCGCGCAGATCCGGGCGATGCGGGTGGCCGCCGTCTCGCCGTCGTGCCCGGTGGCCGCGTCGAAGGCGTCGCCGACCAGCGGCGTGGTCTGGTTGGAGCCGGCCGGCTCCGGCGCGTGGTCCCAGACCACGACGTGCCCCAGCGCCAGGTCGGTGGTGTGGGTCAGGAGATCCTGGTAGTCCACGTACTGCGGGAACTCCAGGGTGTGCGCGGCGTAGGTGGTGTTGATGTAGCTCGCGCCATCGACGTACAGGTCGAACTGGATGTTCGCCCCGGACTGGCGGGCCTCGAAGCGGACGTGGTGCGGCCCGGCGGGGGAGAAGAACGACGCGGCGATCGGGTTGGTGTGGGAGACCGAGTCCGGGCTGGTCACCTTGGCCAGCAGGGTGCTCGGGTTGAACCGCACGTCCCACTGCATGCTCGCGGTGCGGACGATCATCGCGGACTCGCTGGCCGACTCCGACCCGGTGCGCATCCAGTCCAGCGCCCACCCGTTGGCCGGCAGCCACGCCGCTGGGGTGTCCACGTAGGCGAATAGCTCGCCAGCGTTGGGGGTGAAGGTGACCCCGTTCGGCAGCCACGGGGCGAGCGCGCCTTGGCCGAGGTGGGTGCCGACCGTGTCCGGGGAGAACCCGGCGAACACGGTCATCGGGTGGGCGCCGATCAGCGCCGCCCCCTCGGTGGCCAGTTGCCCGTCCTCCAGCGGCCAGTAGGCGACCGGCTGACCGCCGGTGCCTTCGGCCAGTCGGGCCAGCACGAACCGGACCATGGGAGAGCGCACCGGACTGGATCCCTGCCCGAGCCGGCGCAGGATCCCGGCGGCCTGGACCGGGGTCCACACGTCCTGCCCGCCGATGGTCCACCGCGGCGGCCAGCTTGAGACCTCGCCGCAGAACCGGGGCTCGACCGCCTCGATGCTCAGGTCGTCGTAGGTGATGGCCGCGGCGGAGTTGGTGTTGCTGGTCAGTCGCTGGCCGAACAGGAAGATCGAGCCGGGGTCGAAGCTGCGTGTCGTGTCCTCTACGGTCAGGTGCCAGTCGGCAGGCTCGGCCCCGGCCGGATCCCACACCCGCATGTTCAGCTGCCGCCCAGCAGTGCGCAGCCTGACCCGCAGCGGAGTGCCGGCCCCGGCGTGGGTGAGCCCGGACACGGTCAGGGTGGTGCCGATCTGGATCCCGCCGTAGTTGAACGCCCGGACCTTGACCTCGTTCGCGGTGGTGACCAGCACCTGCACGAACGGCCCGGAGTTCAGCGTGACCGGATCGACGTGGGTGGAGATCCCGATGGGGGACAGGGACGCCCCGGTGGCCAGCGGCGCGGTGAAGGTGACCGCCATGTCGAAGTCCACCCACGCCGGCCCGCCGGCGCCGTCGTCCAGGTAGCAGCCCGCGGTGAAGGTCGGCACCGGCAGGGTCAGGTGGGCCGCCGAGCCGTCCACCGAGTACCGGAAGTTCTCGGGCAGCGTGCCGCCTGCCACCCAGCTCGGCCCCGATTCGGAGATCCCCCAGTTGGTGTCCGGCACGGTGCGGGTGAAGGTGTCCGTCACGTCCAGCGCGGTCCCGGCGGTCAGGTGCGGACGGACGCTGATCCGGAGCTGGGTGTTGCGGCCGATCAACCCGTACAGCGGCGAGCGCGGGTTGCGGGGTGAGAACCGGCCGTCCCGGTTGTTGAGGGTGAGGTCGGCCGTACTGGCCTCGGCCAGTCCCGCCTCGTCCGTCCGGCCCCGGGTGATGCCGACCGCGTCGCGGCTGTAGACGAACTCGGTCACGTCGGTCCAGGTGCCGTCCAGCAGCAGCTCGACCGAGGTGTCCAGGATGGCCGCCTCGGGCCACGACGCCGGCAGGGTCGGCGGGGTGAGCGTCGGTGCCGCCCCGACCGCGCGGGTGACCGCCGGCCAGCCGCCACCGTGGGCGGCCCGCCAGCCGGCTACCAGCGGCGCGGTGGGCACGGCTCAGCCGGCCGTCACGGTGGCGGGCGCCCCGAGTTGGCAGCGGTGGCACCACACCTTGGTCTCGGTGGGCGCCCGCCTGGTCGGGGTCTGGACGTTGATCTGGCAGGGCGTCCGGCAGCGCGGGCAGGTGTAGGACAGCATCACGTGGTCGTCCCCGGTGGCCACCGAGGCGGCCCATTCGTCCGGCGCGTCGAGCTTCGGGTTAGCAGCCACCGACGACCACCCAGCAGAACATCGTCGGGGTCGTCGTGGTCGCGGTCACCCTGATCCGGGCGAACTTGCTGATCGGCAGGATCGGCCGCTCGTCCGGCATGAACTGGTAGGCGTAGGACAGCGCCGAGGAGTCGGCCGAGGCGATCGGGATCTTCCGGGGCGCGGCCAGGTTCCGGGTCGCGGTGGTCGAGCCCTCCACGGTGGCCGTGAACCCGGTGGCGGCGGTCCCGAGTGTGAGCAGGCTGGCCGGCGCGTTGGCGTCCAGCGGCTGCACCCCGGACGCGACGTGCGCGGTCACGGTGGCGGCGACATCGGTCTGGATGAACTCGACCGTCATGATCCCGGCCGAGGCCACGTCGAAGCTGTAGCCCCAGGAGACGATGTACGCCATCCGGGTCGCCGGGGTGGCGACCTGGAGCATCGTCTTGACACCGTTGGCGGTGGCCACGGCGACCGGTGCCGCCGTGGTCTGCATCGCGTAGTTGCCGATCATGTACTCGTGCACGTCAGCCCCCCTTGCCGTTCGGGGCGGACTGCGGCAGCGGCATGCTGGCGCCCGGTGGCACGATCAGCCCGGACCGGGCCTGCCGGCCGAGGTTGACCAGGGCCGCGCCGACCGATTCGGCGGTGGCCGGATCGACCTGCCAGGACAGCGCGCCGCCCATCGTCGGGATGGACAGCACCACGACCGACTGTCCGGTGGCGGTCATCCCGATGCCGACCTGGATCTGCGGCTGGGCCGGAGCGGCCGGGCCGGGTTGTGTCATCGCGAACTCCCGAGGGCTAGCTGGACGTTGCCGGCGCCGCGGATGCGGACGGCCTTGCGGATGGCCTCGACCAGCAGCGCGTCGAACTGGCCGCCGCCGGAGTGGATCTCCAGTACGATCCGCTGTTCGCCACCGAGCCGGTCGAGTGGGACCACGGCCTCGTCGCTGCCGCCCTCGCCGGCCATGACCATCGTGCCGCCGGGCCGGGCCTTGACGATGCCGCCCCGGGCGAGGTACGGGATGTCCGGCAGTCCGATGGTGAAGCCGCCGACGTTGAGGTTCGTCCCGGGGATGTGCACGGTGGGTGCGGTGAACTCGAGGTTGTCCCACCATCCGATGATCGCGTTGATGGCCGACTTGAAGGCATTCTTGATCCAGTCCCACATCCCGGCGCCGAGGTTGGCCATCTTCCGGGGCATGCCCTTGAAGAAGGACACCACGGCGTCCCAGTGCCGGTAGATCCACGCGGCGGCCAGCCCGAACGGCCCGGTCAGCATGCCGAGCAGGTACGGCCAATTCCGCTTGATCCAGTCCCACACCGCCTTCGCTGCGCCGATCGCGGCGTTCTTGAAGGCGGTCCAGTGTTTGACCAGTTGCATGATCCCGAGCGCGAGCGCGGCGATCAGCAGCGCGATGGCGATGATGGGCGCCGCGGCGGCGATGGTGGCGATGGCCGCGGCCCCGGCAGCCACAGCCCAGGAGATGAAGGCCGGCACGAGCACGGCGACGATCCCGATGGCGAGCGCGGCGAGCAGTTCCCTGTTCCGGCTGACCCAACCGCCGAAGGACAGGAACGCGGGCAGGATCTTGTTCGCCACGACGTCCACGAGCGCGAGCTTGGCCCGGGTGACCATCAGGGTGACGGGCAGCAGCTTCTGCCCGAGTTGCGCCTTCAGGTTCTCCGACTGGGCTGCGGCGATGCGCTGGGAGTTCGCGAGCTGGTCGGACGTGCTGGAGAAGTCTCCGGCGACATCCTTGGTCTGGTTCATGATCAGGCTCAGCGCGGCCTGTGTCTGCTGCTGCTTGGTCAGCGCCACCGTGGACCCGCCGGCGGCCTTGGTCAGTGCGTCCTGAGCCGTCGCCACGCCGATCTGTGCGCGCTTGGCCTGGTCGGAGGCGGCCCCGTGGTCCTTGACGGCCTTGGTGTAGGCGCGCTGGGCGAGCTGGGCGCGGGTCTGCGCGATGGCCAGCTTGCCCTGATCGACCGAGGTCTTGACCAGGCCGAGCCGCATCGCCTCGGCCTGTACCGCGGCGGCGGACAGGCTGACCCCGAACTTTTCCAGCGGGTCCTGCTCGCCCTTGAGCCCGGACTGGATGGCCTCCATCGCATCCGACACGGAAGTGTTGAACACCGACGCCAGGTCGGCCGCCCGCTTGGTCAGGTCGATGGTGTGCTGGCCGACGTCCTCCATGCCCATGCCGGTGTTCTTCAGGAACGCCCCGAGCGGGGTGGCGAGGGAGTTGAACGCCGACTGTGACAGGCCGAAGCTGGCGGCGTTGTCCTTGCCCCACTTCAGGATGCCGGCGGCGGACGACCCGAAGATCTTCGAGACGGCGTTGACGCTCTCGCCGAGGTCGGAGGCGGCCGTGGTCGCGCCGCCGACGAACCCGGTGAACGCGGTGACGCCGCGGCTGACGACATTGGCGGCCAGGAACCCCGCCGCGGTCTCGCCGACCCGCTTGAGCGTGGCGTGCAGCGGGCTGACGCCGCGCTCGGCGGTCTGCGCCGCCGCGCCCAGCTGCTTCAGTTGCGCCTGAGCGGCTGTCGTGTCCAGCGAGATGGTGGCGCGCTCCCGGCCGATCGCGGCGGCGCGCTGCCGCAGGGCGGCCAGCTTCTCGGTGGCGGCCGAGATGTCGGCCTGAATCCGGATCTTGTCGTCGCCCGTGGCGGTCTTCAGCTTGATCCGGAGCTGGCGCAGCTCCTCGCTGACCTTGGAGGTGTCGGCGGACAGCTCGATCTTCTGCCGGGCGAGGTCGGCCATCTTCGTCTTGAGGTCCGCGACCCGTTTGGCGGTGGCGGTGAACCCGGCCGGCTGCTCGGTGGACTTGATGACCACCTCGATCTCATTGCCAGCCACCGTTCACCTCCTCGGGTTCGGGCCGCGATCCGCCGGCCTCCTCGACCGCCAGCATCCGCAGCAGCCCCACGCTCTCGGCCCGGATCGCGGACGGCAGTTGGTGGAACTGCCGGCACAGCCCGAGCACGACCTCGGCCTCGATCAGCTCGGCCGGCTTGCCGACAACGGCTCCATCGGAATCGACAGCTCCGGGGACGGCCCGCCAGAGGGCGAGCCTGCGGGCAAAGGGCGGTCCGGCCCGGCCATCGCCCCCATCCACTCCTGCAGGATCAGCAGGACGAACGGCAGATCCTGGCTCTTGACCCCCTCCAGCGTCGGCGGCACCGGGTAGGTCCCGGTCGGCCCGTCCTCCTCCAGGTTCCATTCGAGCAGCGACGAGGCGAACGCGGCGAACAGCTTGTGCACCATCTGCAACTGCTCGCCGACCGGCGCCGGCGTGCCCTCCACCCCGCCGGCCAGCTCGGCGAGCTCCAGGTACGCGCCGATGGACAGCGACCGCATGCGCACGACCAGCCCGGCCATCTCCGGGTCCTCGAAGCGGAGCTTGACCGTGGTCGGCTCCCGGCGGTACCCGGCCATCAGGACCACGTCGGGACGGTGCCCGAGGACAGCGCCGCCGGCACGGTCCAGGACAGCTCGCCGGAGTCGCCGCGGTCCAGCGCGTAGTCGGTGAGCAGGCAGGTCACCGCGAGGGTCTGCCCGGAGACCGTGATCGTGATCAGCCGGGCCGGCGAGGTGGACAGCGCGATCGTCTTGAAGACGTCGTGCGCCCGGTCGCTGTCGTCGTTGTAGGTGCCCTTCATGGTGGCCGAGAAGTCGGCGAGCCCCAAGATGCGCTCGTGCGCGAACTTGTCCAGCCCGGTCGTGTCGATCACGGCTCGCGGCGTAGCGAACTGGACCGAGTTGATGTCGTTAACTAGGGCTTTTTGGGCAGACGAGGCGTTATCCACAGAAAACGTCGTCCATCCGAGCCCTGACTCCTTGCCGGCCATGTCAGCCTCCTGTGCACTCGCGCAGGGCGGCCAGCCAGGCCGGGTCCTGCAGGTCGGTAGTTGGGTGGAACTCGCCTCCGGCACGCGCCCAGCCGTCCGCGCCGGCGCCCGGCCCGCCGATCTGCCAGAGCACCCCGCCGTCCTTGCACGGGATGGCCGGCACGACCAGCGGCCCGCTGGCGGTCTGGCAGGTCACCGATGCGGCTGCCGGCGGCGCGGTCGCGTCCCGGCTGAACACCGCCCCGCACGCGGTCCCCGCCGGCCGGGTCGTGGCCGGTGGCGCCTCGACAGGCCGGGCGCCGGAGCATCCGGCTGCGAGCGAGGCCAGCACCAGCACGGCGTAGAGCTTGGTCATCCGCGCTCCCGCAGGGTGATCAGGTGGTCCTGGTTCTCGGCGAAGTCCTCGACCCAGTGCTCGGGCCGGGCGTGCGTGCGCCGCTGGCCCGTCGGGTTGCCACGCCAGTCCCCGCCGCGCACGACGTAGATCTCCTGCCGATCCAGCCGGACCCGGTGGTCGGCCGCCTTGAAGCAATCCTGGCCCGGCGGGAACGTGAAGGTGACCGCGGTCGGACCGGTGCGCTCCTCGGTGAACCGCCGGCCGGACATGCGCCGGATGTACTCGGCGGTGTTGTGGCCCCGGTCGGTGGCCACGTCCAGCACGGTCCGCCAGCCGTACCGGTGTGCGTCGCAACCGGCCTCCTCGCAGGTCGCCCGCCGCCAGTGCGTCTCCCGGGGCGCAGCGATGGAGTAGGTCTGGAAGATCCCGACCGGCGCGGCCGGCTCGACCCGGCTGATCGGCCGCATCTCAGAACGCCACGGAGATCGGGTTGCGTACCACGATCACGCTGAACGTGGCCGAGGAGAACGTGCCGGACGTGACCACCCGCAGCCACCGCTCCACCGACAGCCCCGACGCGGTCGCGATCCGGGCGGCGGTCGGCGCGGCGGCCTGCAGGACCGAGGTGAAGGCACCGCCCACGACATCGGCGTAGGCGTCGCCCGCATTGTCAGAGGACTCCTGGAGCTTGACCACGAGGTTCGTCCCGACGATCGCGTTGACCTGGAGGTACGCCTGCAAGCCGAACGCGCTGCTGGCCCCGAAGTCCACCGGCGTGCCGTTGGTCCCGGCCGTGTCGGTTCGCAATCCGGCGGTCATCAGGGTGCCCCACTCCAGGCCGAACCCGTTGGCCGTCATGGAGATCTTGATGGTGAGTTCCCCCGAGTCGCCCCGGTCGGGGTCGTAGTTGAGCTGCTTGCATACCAGCCCGGCGCCGTTCTTGCCGGGGACGATGCCCCGGAAGTAGGACACGATCCGGTCCGTGGTCGGCAGCGTGGACAGCACCGGGTGGGTGTGCGCGGCAGTGTCGTTGTAGAACGCGGTGAAGTCCAGTCCGCCGTCCCGCTGGAGCGCGATCCGCTCGTGCCCGTACTTGTCGATGCCGGTGGTGTCCTGCACCCCGATCGGGGTCCGGATCCCGGACAGCGACCCGACGTCGCCGGACAGGTCGTAGCCGCCGATGTAGAGCTGGTCACCGAGCCCGCTGGACTTGCCCATCACGCCCTCCCGTTCACGGCTGCTGCGCCACGACATCGTCGGCCAGCAGCGGCAGGCTCACGTCCACGACGCGGTAGAGCTTGCCGTCCTGGTTGAGATAGCCCGGCGTCGCGGACATGCCGGCGCCGGCCGAGCCGAGCAGGTCGATGGCCCGGACCAGCCCGCCGAGGGTGAAGTCCGAGGAGTACTCGGCCAGCACGGTCGAGGTGGCCCGCAACAGGTCGGGGTCGATGTCGTCCTGCGGCTCGGTCAGCATGCTCGACTGAATACGCAGCAGGAACTCCAGCCGGAAGCTGGTCGCGTTCAGCCCGGACGTCCGGCGCGGGGTGACCGGCCCGAGGATCACCGAGGCCGTGATGCCGGCCAGGCTCGGCGCCGACTTCGGCTCGTGGGTGTTGACGCTCTCGAAGATCCCGAGGTCGAGCGCGTGGGAGACCATCGCGTCGTACAGGCCCGCCACGTCGAGCCCGAGGATGGTCGGGTCGGGGACGTGGACCTGGACCGCGGCGGCGGCGTACCCGACCGCGCCGTCCGCGTCGGTGACCGAGCCCAGAACCGCGTACAGGCCGCTGGCGGTGTACGTATGCTGGGCGGTCGCGCTGGCCGAGGTCGCGGTGGCCCCGTCGCCCCAGTCGTAGCCGTAGGTCGCGCCGACCAGGGTCTCCGCGTCGGTGGCGACGACCGTCGCGGTGGCCAGCGCGGAGACCGCGGTCACGGTGAACTCGGTGATGCTCGGCGCGGTGTTGCCGCCGATCCCCAGCGAGTAGACGAAGTCGGTCCCGTAGAAGCTGAAGTTGCCGCTCGCCGTGGTCGGGAAGTTCCCCGGGTTGGTGTTGAAGCACCCGTTGCCGTGCCCGCCGGAGGCCGCCGCCACGGCGGTCACCGCCGTGTCGCCGGAGTCCACCGCGCCAGACAGCCCGTTGGTCAGCGCGCCGTAGTTGCCGCCGGTGGAGTAGGACACCACGAACCGGGTTCCGGCCAACCGCTCGACCGGGGAGGTCAGCGCGTGCGAGGACCACCCGTCCGGCAGGTCGTCCGGCAGGACCGCGATGCCGAGCTGGCCACCGGCGGTGGACCAGATCCGGCCGCGCCGGTCGGTGACCGACACCTCGCCGGCGCCGGTCCACACCCGGATGTGGGTGATGGTGATGTCCACGTTGGCCAGGTACTCGCAGCCGAGTTCGTAATCGGCGCCGTCAACGACTTCGATCGGGTCCGCGCCGCCCCATCCGGTGCTCACCGCAGCACCCCGAGCGCGCGTTCCAGTACCGGCCGTGCGATCTTCGGGACCTCGCGCTCGACCTGCTGCGCGGCCCGCCGCGCCCCGGCGTAGCCCTTGAACCGGGTCCGCGCGTTGCGCCGGGAGGTGCCTTCCAGCCATGCCCCGTAGATCACGAAGTTGTCCGTGACCCGCACGATCCCGGGGCGGGGGACGATGACCACCCGGGACCAGTAGGCGCCGGTCGGATGCCGGAAGTCGCGGTGCATGTTGCCCTGCCAGTCCCGGTGGACCTCGCGGCCGACGGCCTCGAGTACCTCGTCCATCGCACCGTTCAGCCGCCGGGTGATCTGCGCCTCGCTCATGAGCAGCGCCGGCCCGCGCAGCGTGACCTCGACCTCCATCACGCCGCTCCCGTCCGGATCCGCAGGAACTGGCCCTCGGCCTGCTTGCGGATGTCCTCGATCGACCCGGGCTGTGGCCGTTGGCTGGCCCCGGTCCCGGCCGGTCGGGCGTAGCCGGAGCCCTCGCCGAGCAGGACGGTCAGCGACTCGGCCGCGGCGAGTCGGTTGACCAGGCCGGGCACGACATGCCGGGTCAGCGCCGCTCCGCTGGAGTGGGTGGCCGCCGTGGTGCCGGCCGCGCCCCGGACCACGGTCAGGGTCCGGCTGGCATAGACGGTCGAGCCGGCGTGGGTGGCCAGCACGGAGCCGTCCCACGCGCGCTTCACGGTCAGGTTGTTGCCGGCGATGTCGGTGATCAGCATCCGCTCGGAGTCGAGCAGGATGACCTCGCCCGTGTGCAGCGCCGCCCCGGACGTCACGGCCACGGTGACGCCGGCCGCGCTCGCGGTGAGCGATGTGCCCAGGGTTTGTCCACTGGTCAGCCACGTCCGGCCGGTGACCAACATCCGCTCGGTGCCGCAGAGCAGAAGGTCCCCGACCCCGATCAGGCTGCCGTCGGTGACGTCCACCGCAGTCTCGCTGCTGTCCAGGTCTTCGGCCAGCACCCCGGCCGGCGCGGTGACCAGCGGGCAGCCGATGAACGTCCCGGTGACGGCGATCGAGCGCTGATGGGTGCCGGACGCCGAGGCGAACGCCGAGGTCGAGGACAGCTTGACCTCGATGCGGTCGTACGGCGGGCCGAGCGCGTTCGGCTCGAGGTTGTAGTTCGCCGCGCCGATGGTCACGCCGCCGGCTACCAACGCGGAGACGGAGGCGACCTCGGAGGAGTCCAGCCACAGCCGCCACGACGGGGCCCGAGCCAGGTTCGGCCAGTCGAAGTACCGGGTGGTGTCCAGCGGGGTGAACGTCCGGTTGAGGGTGGCCTCAACGGAGTCCCGGGCGGCTTCAAGGATGGCGTCGATCTGCGCGGCGGTGCGGGCCGTGCCCTTGACGTCCAGGGCGGCCGCTACGTCCTCGCGCGTGCAGTAGACAGGACTGCTCAGTGCCATCTCGTGTCCCGGTGCTTTCGGCGGGTCGCGATCTGGCGGGCGTTGCGCTCAGTGTCGCACCGTTTCCCGTTTCCCGGCCGCGAGGGCAACGGGAAACCTCAGCGGGCCGGCCGCCTCCCCCGGCGTCGCGGCAGGGCCGGCGGGAAGCGCTGGCCGACAGCGTGTCCGCACACGCCGAGTGCGGCACCGATCTCGGCGTCGGTCATGGACTCCCGGGCAGCCTCGACCACGGCGGCCAGCAGCTCGCGCCCGGCGCCGTCGGCGAGTTCTTTCGCGGCGGCCAGTGCTGCCGGCATGGGCGACGCCACTGCGTTACCGACCAGGCGTCGGGCCCTCGTCGAGGCGGACAGGACCCGCATCCGGGCCGCCTGTTCGCTACGGCCGGTCACGGTGACGACCCGGCCGGGTGCCCTCTGTTGACAAGCTGGCCTCCCGGGAGTAATCATCAGGCCACCTGATATTAGACACAGCACGGGGCACCGGGGAAGGGGCACCGGGAATGTCCGACATCCTGAGCGTTGCGGACCTTACGCACGCAATCAAGACGGCCACCGAGGGCGGTGGCGCGTGGGGCCAGAACATGGACCCCAGCAAGGACGTGCTGATCGAGATGGCCGGGCGGCACTACTCGCTGTCCCGCATCTCGGCCAGCTTCGTCGGCACGACCGGCCGGTTCGCCCTGGTGCTCGAGGCGGGTGACCAGTTGTGAACGAGGAGATCAGCGCGATGCGCGCCATCGCCAGGGCTCTGGAGAACCTGCCCGACGACGCAGCCCGCCAGCGGGTCCTGCGTTGGGTGCTGGACCACTACGCGGCCCTGTCGGTGAGGACGGACAACGCGCCGGACAGCTCCGGATCGGAGGGCTGAGCGGTGGCGCGACGGCACACGATCGAGGTCAGCGGGCACCGCCGGTCCGATACCTTCCGACTGGTCCACCGGTCCCGGCTCCGCGTCCGGCCCGCCGCGCTGTTCTGGTTGGCCGTGGCCGGCTGGTTCGGCTGGATCCGGCTGAACATGTGGGCGCACGAGCACAGCGCCGGCATCCGGCTTGGGCTCGCGGTCGGGCTGCCGCTGTTGCTGGCCGCCGCGTTCGGCGTGGCGGGGCTGCTGCTGTGGCTGGGCTCGCGTCGGCGTCGCGCCGAGCAGAGCGAGGACCAGGCCAAGGCTCTGGTCATCACGGCTTATTCACCCGGCAACGACGGCAGCGCCTTCGAGCATCAGGTCGCGGCGCTGCTGACCCGCGACGGCTGGGAGGACGTGCGGGTCTCCGGCGGGTCCGGCGACCTCGGTGCGGACGTCGTGGGATGGTGGCGGCGCGGACCGGAGCCGCTGTTCGGGGTCGTCCAGTGCAAGTGCTACGACCCGGACTCCTACGTTGGCTCCAAGGATCTCCAGGCGTTCGCGGGGACCTGCTGGAGCGTCCATGACGCCGACGTCGCGGCGTTCGTGACCACGGCGGCCAACTTCCACCCGGGCGCGGTCAAGGTCGCGCAGGCCAACGGGATCTACCTCGTGGCCGGGCCGAACTACGGCCGGGTACTGGCCGGCGAGCCGCTGATCCTGACCACCCTGCTCGACATGGCGGCAGCCGAGTCGGAGCCCGCCGACACGCAACCGCTGACGTACCTGCCGGCCCGGTCCGAGGAGGCGACGGCATGAGCGACGAACCGATCCCTTGCTGCTGGCCGCTGCCGGACGGCGCGTACTGCCTGCTGCCGACGTACCACGACCCGGCCCACACCGCCCACGAACCCAAACCTCGCCCCGAACGGACCGCGCCATGATGCTCTCGACCAAGCTGTTCGCCCTCGCCGCGAAGACGCCCGTGCACCACGTCCAGCAGGCCAGCGCCACGACCACGGTCACCGCCTCGCTCGGGGTGCTGTTGCTGGCCGCCGCGTTCGTGATGTGGCGGATGGGCAACGCCACGCTGCCGGCCCTGCTGGTTGGCATCGCGGCCGGCGCGGCCATGCCGACGCTGGGCGGCACCGTGCTCGGCATCTTCTCGGCGGTCGCCCATGCGGTCTCCACTGCCGCGAACTCGGTCGGTGGGTGATGACCCGGACCGCGCTGACGGACGCCGACCGCATCGACCGGGCGCGGCAGGCGCTGGTCAACGGGCAGCGCCCGACGCTGGCCGACGCCGACGCACTGATGGCCGCATACACCCTCCGGCAGTCGGAGCTGGACGACCTGGCCCGCCGGGTGCGGTTCACCCTGCGCCGCTGCCGTGGCGTGCTCGAGCAGGGTCCGGGATCGGTTCAGGGCGGGCTGGCCCGGATGGTGCTGGCCGACCTCGGGCCGGCCATCCCGGAGGAGGTTGACCCGTCGTGACCGCCCCGAGCGCGCCGCAGACCGCGGCGCCGCAGACTCCCCCGGCTCCGGCCCCGGGTCGGGGGACCACTACTCCATCACCCCGGCCGCTCCCCCGGGCGCACCTGGCTGCGGCCGGGGTGATGGGCACTGCGCTCCTGGTGACCGGCGTGTGGGCCGGCGCTGGGCCGGCGTGGGCCGGCTGGACTGCGGCCACGGTGGCGTCAGGCGCGGGCGCCGTCGTGGCCGCGCGCAAGTTGGCCAAGCGGCAGCCGGCCAAGGCTGCCGCCAGGAAGGCAGCCGCGGGCGGGCGGACTCCCACCCGGCCGTCCGCGGCCCGCTCCCCCGGCAGGTCGCCGGGAGTTGCCGGGGGAGCGGGCGTCCCGGTCGGCAGGGGGCCGGGGCGCCGCATGCTGGGCAGGTTCGGCCGGGGGCGCCCCTCCGCTGCCGCCGGCCGCCGCCCGGGGTCAGGACCCTCGGCGGGCGGTCCTCGCCGGCTCCGCTCGCCGGGGTCCTGGCTGCGCCGCCGTGATCGTTCTGGCGGGTCCGGGTCACGGATGGGCCGTGCGGGTGGCAGACTGGCCGCACGGGTCGGGCGCCGCATCGGCGGGCGCCGTGGCGACCGGACCGGGCGCGGCCCGGCGGCACGGTCGGCCCCCCCGTCCGCCGGGCCAAACCGTCATCGCCCCTCAGGCTCCCGCTGGCAGCGGTTCCGGTCCCGGATGCGCCGTCCCGGATCTTCCCGCCCTGGCTCCAGTCGGCCCCGGGGTGGGAATAACCCGCCAGCGGGCGGCGCAGGTCGGACCTCCTCCCCCCGGGGGTCGCGCTCCCGCTGGCGGGCCCACCTTCCGCGACTGCGGCGCAACCGGCCCGACCGCGGACAGAGCAAGCCTCCGGCGACCTCGACCCACCGGCCCGGCACGGGGCAGGCCGGCACCGAGCGGACCCGGCGCGGCTGGCGCCCGCATCTGCCCCGGCTCCGGCGCAAACCCGGCACCGACCAGCCCGAGCACCGGCCCACGGTGCGCAAACCCTCGGGCGGCGTGCCCGGCGCCAGGGACGCGCGCAAGCGGGCCGCCGAGCGGCTGAAGGCGCACGACGCCGAGACGGCCAGGGCCCGCGCCCGGGCCGCCACCGGCAAGCCCGGCGACGATGGGTGGGAGCGGGTCAACGGCCGACTGCGGCGCGCGTCCCGCACCACCATCGACCATGTCCCACCAACCACGGACGTCCCGGCAACCCCGGTCGCGGATGGTCCGTCCCGGCGCACCGGGGGGGACCGCCCCCCGGCCTCCCCGGTGCGCCCACCCCGCTCCCGCCGGGCAGCGTTGCACGACTCGATTCACGACACGGGCGGGTACGTGGACTTCTCGCCCGGGACAGGAGGAGGTATGCCGGCCGAACTGCACAGCATGCGCGAGGACTGGCCGAAGATGAACGCGGCCAACCACAGCGCCGTCGATGACGTCGTCGCGCGACTCCGGGCGAGCGCCGCCGCGGTGGAGCAGTCTCCCTCGCACCGCGCGGTCGCGGACATGTACCGCGCGCTGGCCGGCGAGGCCCACAAGCTGCACGAGGCGATCAACCGGGCGGACGCACTGAGCCGGTCCGCCGACGCCACACCCCGGCAGGCGGCTGAAGAGGTCAGCGGTCGGCCGGACCCGCAGGCATGGATGCGGTGAGCTGGCTATGGCGATCGACAGTACGGGCGGTGCTGGCGGCGGCGGACTGGTGCTGGTGGGCGGTCCCGCCGATGAGCCTGTTCGTCAGCTTGGCGCTGTGGTGACCGAGCCGCACGAGTGCCAGTCCTGGATCGGCTGCCCGTGCGCCGTGGACGGGCCTGCGACCGAGTGCGGGCAGGGCCCCACGGGGGTGCCCGGATGCGTCAAGCCGGCCGCGGTCTGGGTGGAGTTCACGGCGTACGAAACGACTCAGGCCGCGATCCTGTGCCATTCACACGCCGCGCAGTTGCAGGCGGGCAGGGATATCTGGATGGAGGACGAGTACTTCATGCCCACGATCGTCACAGGCTGGTGGTCGCTGGGCGACGGGCCGGGAGCGCGGCAGTGAGCTACTACGACTCGGCCGAGGGCGTGACCATCGACCAGGCCAGGGCCTACCACGAGATCGTCGTCAACCACGAGATGGGCGAGGAGGTCTGGGAGGAGTTCCTCGACGACATGGGTGAGCACGACGAGTACGACGCTCAGGCCGTGCTGGCCTGGCTGGGTCACTGACGGAGGACCGATGACCGAGGACCGCTGGGAGACCGTGGCGACCACGGTGGCGTGCGCCTGCATCGCGGGTGCGTGCGCGTTCCTCGGTGCGCCCACCATCGCCCACCTCTCGCCCTGGTGGCCGGCCGGGCTCGGGCCAGCGGCCGGATTGGTCGCGCTGCTGGCCTCGTGGCACGACGGCCGGGCGGTCGCCATCTTCCGCGCGGCCTGCTGGGTCGCGGCCGGCAGTTGGGTCGCGGTCAGCTACGTCACCGGCCCGTGGATCCCCGGGTTGTGGGTGGCGCTGGCCGGCGGCGCGGGACTGGCCCTGCTGGGCATCCCGGCCCTGCCGGGCCGCAAGGACTCCACCGTGGCCGGGCAGGAGGGCGACCAGCCCGGCCACGGTGGCGGCAACGAGGAATGGCAGGACCGACTCGGGCGCCTGTCCGACATCAAGGGGCTATCCGTGACCGCGGTGGCCGACTGGCCGACCGGCACCGGCTACGACGTGGACGGGGTCGCGGGCGGCAACAGCGGCGCCGGCTGGACCGACCTGAAGCGGGTCGAGGAGAAGATCGCGAACAGCCTGCACCTACCCAACGGGTGCGGCGCGGAGGTCCAGCCCGGCCCGGTCCGCGGCACGTGGCGGATCCGGGTCGCCACCGTGGACACCCTGGCCACGGCACGGCTCAACACCGAGACGGCCCCGCTGTCGGTGAACGGCCCGCTGCCGATCGGCTGGTTCCGCGACGGGCGGCCGGTGACGGTGAGCCTGCGCCGGGAGTGCATGAACGTCACGGCCAAGACCGACGGCGGCAAGACCAACCTGCTGCACACCGTCACCGCCGGACTGGTCCGCTGCCCCGACGCGCTGGTCTGGCACATCGACCTCGCCGGCGGCGGGCTGGCCCTGCCGTGGCTGGCCCCGTGGCTGGAGGGCCATGCTGGCGAGCCCGCGATCGACTGGCCGGCGACCACGGTCGAGGAGGCGCTGCTGATGACCGAGATGGCGCTCCAGATCATCACCGACCGGCGTCGTGCCTACCACCCGCTGATGCGGGCCCAGAACACCGACGTCGTGCCGATGTCCGCCGACGTGCCCGAAATCGTGATCGTGCTGGACGAGTCCGCCGAGGCGGCCGGCGACGCGGCCAACCCGACCCTGCGGAGCAACCTCGTCCGCATCCTGCAGCTCGGCCGGACCACCGGGGTCCGCGCGGTGATGTCCACCCTGCGGTTCACCGGCGGGAACATGCCCACCGACGCGCAGGCGCAGATCGGCTCCCGGGTCCTGTTCGGGGTGGCGGACGAGGCCGAGGTCGGGTACGCGCTCGGCTGGCGGGTGCGGCTCGACCCGACCTCGGCGGCGCACCCCGGGTGCGGCTGGATCAGGCCGAGCCTGGCCGCGCCGATCGAGGTTTTCCGGTCGCTGCACACCTCCCCGCCCCAGGTGATCGACCGGATCGCGATCGAGTGCGCGTCCCGCCGTCCCACCCTCGATGCCGTCTCAGCGGCGGTCCCACTCGGCCAGCACTACGCCGCCCGGTGGGACCGGGTGCTCCCGGACATGACCGGTGAGCCCGTCTCAGTGAGGCCCGGCGAGACTGCCCGCCGCGTCCCGCCCACGGTCCCACCGGGTACCTCACCCGCTGCCTCACCGTCCGTCTCGGGGATGGACCTCGCGGGCTTCTCACGGGACGTGCGGGCCGCCGCGGACCGGATGCTCACGCCCGAGGTCGTCGGCGCGCAGTTCGAGCAGTTGGTCGGCTCGATGGGCGACCGGGACGAGGCGGACGTGCTGCGCGAGCTGGCCGCCGAGAAGGCCACCGCACCCCGGGACCGGATGATGGCCATCCTTGACGCCGCTGGACCTGCCGGGCTAAGCGGCCCGAAGGTCGGCGAGGCTCTGGCCACCGCCGGGCATCAGGTGCCCGAGGCGACCCTGTACCGCTGGCTCAAGGCCGCCGCCCGCGACGGTGGATACGGCGCCTGGGTCCATCCCAAGTACCGGACAGGCTGACCCCCGACAGCACCCCCAGGAAGGCGCCCGCCATGGCATCGCCCGTGAGAACTCTCAATGAGAACTCTCACCCACCTACTCACCCCGGCAAGCCTGCGACCAGCGGGAACCCCACCCCCGGGGGTGAGAACTCTCATGAGAACTCTCACCGGCCCCTGGTCTGGTGGGCGGCCCTGGTCGTGGCCGGATGCGGGGCTGTGGCGACCGCCCACGGGCTGTACTCCGTGGCCACCGCGTGCGGCGTCCGGCCCCGGATGGCGGGGGTCTACGTGCCGATCACGGACGGGCTGGCCATGGTCGCCTATCTGTCCACGCCGCTACTGGCCGGCACGGCGCGGCGTTACGCCTGGACCGTGGTCGTGCTGGCGGCCGGACTGTCCGGGCTGGCACAGGCGGTCAATCTGGCCGGGCTCGGGGCTCCCGACTGGCGGCTGAGGTTCGGGGTCGGGTACTGGCCGGCCATCGCGACCGCCCTCGGGCTGCACCTGCTGTGGCTCGTCCGCGAGTCCCGCAACCATCGACTCAGCCCGACCGTTGAGCACCCCGAGCGAGCCACCGTGAGCACCCCCGATGAGCCCCCCGGACTGGCACTCGTGAGCACCCCAGGTGAGCCAGCTCGTGAGCACCATGCCGAGTCACCCGGTGAGCCCCCGGTGAGCACCCCCGTGCCCCGCCGCGTGAGCCCCGCCGCGGGTGGCTCACGCCGACGCAAGGTGAGCACCCCGGCGTTGCCCTGCGACTGCGGTTGCGGCGGCACGGTCAGCCGTGCGACGAGAACCCGGCACCGGGCGGCGGCCCGCGCCGCGACCCCGTGACGACCGGCCTGTGGTCCGCAGTGCTGGCCGGGTTCGGCCTCGTCGGGCTGTGGCTGGCCGGCCGGAAGGACTGGCGCGGCTGGGCGCTCGGGCTCGTGGACGAGGCGCTGTGGATCATCTACGCGGTGCAGACCCGGCAGTGGGCGTTCGGCGTCTCGGCGCTGGCCTACGGCTGGGTCTACTGGCGGAACTTGCGGACCTGGCGCGGGGCGGGTTCTGGCCGTTTCCTGGGCAGATCCTGGTCACCGGCCGGGCAACCTCTGGACCAGTCAAGGGCGGTCGCTGCGCTTCGCTGGCCCGGGGTGTAGTGGTCCGGCGTGCGGGGATCCCGGAATCCGCACGCCGGCCGGAGGATCCTAGCTCACGGGGTCGGCGGGTTCTCCACGTCCAGGTCGGCCAGCGCCTGCACGCTGGCGTCCAGCGCGGAGGTGTCCACGTCCGGCGGGATCTGCGCCTTGAGCGCCTCGATGTCGGCGCGGATGTTCGCCACGGCGGTACTGATCGCGGTGGCCAGTGCGTCGATCTGCGCCTGAGTGAGCTGAGCCATGCTGATCAACCTCTCCATCTGGGTGCGCAGGTCGGCCAGTTGCGCCTGCATGAGTGAGAGCTGGGCCTGCATCGCTGGCAGCTCCGGAGCGTCGATCGGTATTTCGATCTTCACACCCCGGAGCCTACCGCCCGGTCAGCCCGCGGGGCTGTCCGCGAGCATCTGCCGGTCCATCGCGGCGGCCTGGTCCAGCCGGTCCTGCATGGCCAGGGTCAGCGCGGCGATCTTCCGCTCCAGCGCGTCCACCGCGGCGGTGAACCCGGCCGGCACCGGCTGCCCGGCGTCGGACCGCAACTGCGCCACCTCCCGGGTGATCAGCAGTTCCCGCCGGCTGGCGTCGAGGTCGGACTGCATGGACGCGGTCAGCGTGGAGTTGACTAGACCGTGGATCACCCGCAGCCGCGAGGTGGTGTCCTGCTGGTAGGCGTCCAGCCGCCGGGATGCGCGGCGGCGTGTCAGCGCCATGCTGACGGCGGTGATGGCACCGCCGACCGCGATGACCAGCGACGTGACCGCGGTGATGATCCCCGCCCACGACGGTGCCGTGGCCGCTTCCGCGAGGATCGTCATGGTGCCCATTCTCCGCCGCACCACGGCAGCCGGGCATGGTCCATCCGGCCGGTTACCCGACCGCAGCGGCAGCACATCCGCTGGCGCGGTCCGCGCGGATCGTCCTGCTCCAGCCCCGCCCGCTCGGGGCACGGCGGGTAGTCCAGCCCCCCTCGACCGGACACCGGCTCAGTGCTCGACGTCGTACTGGGCGAGGTCGCCGGGGCTGACCGTGTTCGGTGCCCGGCCGGGGAACATGTCCAGGCCGGAGCTGACCAGATGCCGCCAGACCACTTCCTCCGAGCACATCAGGTGGTCGTCCGGGTGGTCCTTGGACTGGCCGGTGAACCGCGCCCAGAACCGGCGGATGATGAAGCCCGCGACGCTCGGCCAGTCGTAGGGCTTGCCGACGTCGGTCAGCGCGCCGGCCGCGACCGCCCACCGCTGCTCGTCGGTCAGGTCCAGGTGCGACCACGCCCACTCATCCACCCGGGACCGGCGGGTGCGGACGCCCTCGGGCATGGCCTCCACGATCTGCAGGTACTCCACGCCGTCCACGCTCACGGCGTCGGTGACCGCGAGGCAGGCGTGACCGTACCGGGAACGGGTGCCGAGCCGGACGCACCACATCGCCCACCCGGTGCCCCGCTGCAGCCCGAACTCGCCCGCCCGGACGGTCACGGCAGCACGCCGGGCGGCTGCGTCCAGGCGTCCGGACGGTAGCCGTCGTTGGGGCAGAACAGCATGCCGTCCGGGCCGACCTTGTACGGCTCGCCGTCGTTCGGGCAGGACTGCTGCGGCGGGTTGGCCCGCTCGAACTCGTCCAGCTCGTAGACCTCCAGCAGCTGCTCCCAGGGCATCAGCGACCCGACGCCTTAGCCGGCACCGGCTTGTCCTCGACCTTGGCCACCGCGGTCGCCTTGGTCGGCCCGGCCTTCGCCCTGCGCCCGGCCGCCAGCCGCTCGCCCCACTTGAGCTCGAAGCGCTCCTCGTCGGTCAGGCTCTCATCCGTGCACACGAAGTCACCCATGATGATCTCCTCTCAGGCCGCGACCAGCGTCGCGCCGTCAACCAGCGGCACCCAGCATGCGTACCACGTGATCACGCCGTCGGTGCCGGCCGAGACGGACTCGATCTGGCCGATGGTCAGCACGCTGTTCAGCATGGCCGTGCCGTAGCCGACGCTGATCAGCTTCGGCGGGGCCGTGGTCGTGGCCAGCCCGAACTGCAGGATGTCCCCGGCCAGGGTGTCGGAGGTCCCGATGTCGGTGGCCGCGCACAGATCCTGCGTGTCGCCGGTGGTCGGGTTGAGCTGGAGCTTGTAGGAGTTCGCCACCGTGATCGAGGTTGTGACCACACCCCACATCGCGGTGACCATGACCTGGCCCACGGCCACGGTGAACAACGCGATCGTGGTCGCGGCCAGGGTGCCGGTGGACTTGCTGACCGGGCCGAGCCCGAGCGTGGCCTTCCGGAAGGCGTTCGCATCCAGCAGGACAGACATCTCGCCTCCTCAGACGTTCGCCGCGCCGGGGCGCAGCGCGTTGGCCATGTTGACCGGGTTGCGCTGCACCGCGAGGTCGTGCAGCAGGTAGAGCACCGTCACCAGTTGCGAGGTGGACGTGGTGCACGCCAGGTTGGCGGACAGGTGGGAGTACCCGTCACCGAGCTGGGCCGCCGAAACGTAGACCGCGACCAGCTTCTGCATCGCGCCGTACGTCGCTCCCACGACCGTGCACTCCGACGCCTCGGCCTGGCTCACCTTGACCCAAGCCTCGTCGCCGTCCAGCGCGGTCTCAGCCTTGATGTGGAACTGGGTGATCCCGGTGGAGGACGCGACCGCGGTCGAGTCCAGGTCGGCACTGGTGCCGTTGACGTAGGCAGTGTGCTGCTGGACGTCGATGACGAGGTCGTCGGCGCCGCCGGCCAGGGTGTGCAGGATGATCGTCAGGCCGGACGCGTTAGCCATCGAGATGCGCTTGCCGGTGGCCGCGTCGGCGGTGTTGAGGTCCACCGGCACGACGGCGGTGGACAGGTCGAAGATTCGTCCGAGTCCCTGCATGAACATGGGTATCTACTCTCCCGCCGGGGCGTGACTGCCGGCGCGGTTGGCCCTACCGCCGCGACCCTGCTGGCCGCCGCTCGGGCGAGAGTGCGGTCGTGCGGTGCGGAGCGTGCCGCATCGGCCGGCCAGGTCCGGTGCCCGGCCACCCGGGGCCGAGCGGCCGAACGTGGCCGGGTTGGCGAAGTGCCGGACGGCCCGCACCTGATCCGCGTCGTGGCGGGCCTGCGCCGCGGCTGACATCCGCAGACAGATCCTCGAGCCGCACGCACAGCACACCCCCGAGGCACACCGGGCGCAGGTCGGGCCGTCCGGGCGGGTCATGAGTCCTCCCGGGTGAAAGTCAGGGTGTAGCGGGCGTCCGGCTCGAACTCGGTGGCCGCCGCGCCGTTCACCGTCATCGACAGCGTCAGATGCGGCGTGGCGGCAGCCCATTCGGCGTTTCGTCCATCGCCGTAGTCCGGCGCGAACTCCACCAGGGCCTGCCGCTGATGCTCGCCTAGGTTGGTCTCCACCTTCTGTCGGCAGACGACCTTCGCTGTCACGGTGGCCACGATCAGCTCCTGGTCGCGAGCTGGACGAACGGCGACAGGGTTGCGGAGCCGTTGTGCGGGGTGATCGGGGACTGCAGCCACGGGCGGCCGTCGTTGCGGGCGATGCACCGGAACGTCGTCTTGTCCGAGGTGAACTTCACGTGCGGGCTCGACTCGATCGTCATGTTCTGACGGTCGCCGATCAGGTACATCCCGAAGTCCACGAACGAGAGGTCACCCTGGGTGCCCATCACGGCCGGGGCCTTCTCGCTCATGATGACCGGCCGGCCCAGCAGCATCAGCCGGGGCGAGCCGGTGCCGTCCACGAGCCACACCGCCGAGCCGCTGGTGCCCACGCTCAGCGCCATCGTGGCCAGCTCGAAGAAGGTGTCCGGGCTCGCGATCCAGACCGCCCGATCCAGGCTGGAGGGCAGCATCCGGGCGTACATCCGGAGCACGTTCTCCCACACGATCGTGGTCGCCGTCTGGCCGGTCTCACCGGACACCGCGACCAGCGCGGTGTTGCCGGCCACCGACAGCGCGCCGAGCGGCACGCCGGCGCCGTTGCCGGTCAGGAAGTCCACGTCCTCGAACCACGCGAACGCCTCGGGCACGATCTCGGTGAAGAAGATCCCCGCCCCGCCGGCCGAGTCCCGCAGCAGCTCGTTCGTGATGTGCGCCAGCGCGGTCTGCTTGCTCGCGTCTAGCTTGATCGAGCCGAAGCTGGCGGCCGACTCGGTCAGCTCGCCACCCTCCTCGGTGCGGTAGACGATGATCCCGCCGTACACGCTGGACGCGTGGGTGGTGTCGTCGATCGCCGGGAACCGCAGCGTCTGCGACCCCATCGGGATCACCCGCGCCCGCGGCCGGACGATCGAGGTCTCCAGCGACAGCCGCAGGATCTCGGCCCGGAACTCCTCCGGGACCAGGAAGCCGCCCTCGGACGGGACCTTCTCCTGGTAGTTGAGGATCATCTGCTTCTTGGCCAGCTGCTCACTGGTCAGGTTGGCCTTGTCCCAGATCACCGACAGGAAGTCCTGCAGGTCGTCGAACTTGCCGTCCAGCGGGGCGCCGATCGCGCGCTTGTTGTGCAGCGGCGAGTAGCGGTTGTTCGGCCCGGTCAGCGGGTTCAGGTTCAGCCGGCCGACCTCGGCGTTCGGGTTGTCCCGGAGCCACTGCGCCAGCGTCGCCTCGGTCTGCTCCTTGACCTGCGCCACCAGTTCGGCGTCCCGGTCGTAGACGTTCTTGGCGTAGGAACGGATGAAGTCGGTCAGCGCCTTCGGGTCGTTGAAGACGTCCTTCATCCGATCCGGCTCGGTGAGCATTTCCTCCAGCTCGGCCGGAGACGTCGGGATGGTCTGCGTCACTTGAATGCCTCCTTCAGGGCCGTGCGGAAGACTTCGGGATCCCAGCGGAAGTCGCCCGCGCGGGCGACGGCGCGGGCCGCGGGCATCGGCGGGGCGGACGCCTTGCGGCGGTCGGTGTGCCGGAACGTGGACAGGTCCCAGGACGCGGCCACAGCCTCGGCCGGCGCGTCGCCGTAGACCGCGTCGGCCAGCCCGGCGCGCTTGGCCTCCTCGGCCGAATACCAGGACTCAGCGGTCATCGCGGCCCGCCAGAACGCCACCGTGCCGCCCCCCCGGTCGGCATAGACGGTCGCGATCATCTTCGTCACCTGATCCAGCATCTCGGCGCCCTTGCGCAGTTCGGCGGCACCACCGAACGCGCCCGCCTTCGGGTCGTGGACCATCATCTGGGACGCCTTGGCCATCACCCGGTTGTCGCCGGCCTGAGCGATGAGGCTGCCGATGCTCGCGGCCAGGCTGTCCACCGTGGTCGTCACCGTGGCCGGGTGCTGCATCAACGCGTTGTAGATCGCCACGCCGTCCCACACCTCGCCACCGGGGGTATTGAGGTGGACGTCCAGGCTGGCCGCATCGATGGCCGCCAGCTCGTCGATGAACTCCCGGGCTGTGGTGCCGAACCACCCGATCTCGTCGTAGATCGTGATCGTGGCGGTGTCCCCGCCGTCGGCATTCTCGATCCGGTACCAGGACTCGGTCCGAGCGACCGCCCGCGGCCGGGCTGCGTCGCGGCGGGCCAGGTAGTCCTCCAGGCCCGGCACGGTGATTCCGTTCATGCCCGCACCACCTCTCCAGTCGGCTTGTGATGGCCGTTGAGCCGGGCGTCCGCCTGCTCCGGGTCCGGCACCGGCAGGGCCGGCGGTACGGGGGCGGGCTTCGGCTTCGGCGCGGACTTCATCGGCGGCAGGCCACAGGTCATGGCCGCGTCCATCGGGTCCACCCCGGCGTCGATCAGCGTCTTGTAGGCGCCCGTCTTCGCGGTCAGCTCCGCGTTCTCGGCCGCCTCGTCCTCCGGCACCGGGGACTCGAACCCGAACAGCACCGGGGAGTTCGCGGCGTAACGGGGCAGCAGCCGGCTGTTCAGCGCGCCCCGGAACCGCTCCAGCGTCGGCTCCACGTTCCACTTCGCCAGCTGGTAGTCGGCCGCCTCGGCGTTGGCCCGGTTCACGTCGTCGCTCTGGCCGAGGGTGGACTTGTGCACCCGGAACGCCTCGCGGATGATGTCCCGGCTCAGGCTGCGCAGCTCGGTGAACTGCATGTCCCGCATGGTGAACTGGCGGTCTTTCCAGTGCGCCCGCTCCAGGAACGCCACCCGGTGTGCGTTGCCGACGCCCCGGTGGTTCTCATACCAGCGGGCCTTCATCTTCTCGAACTCGGAGTCCGGGAGGCTGTCGTCCATCTCGATGATGCCGCCGGGGGTGGCGTCATTGAGGAAGAACCGGCGGTTCCACTCGGCGCTGTAGCGCACGCTGTCCAGGTCTGCCAGCAGGGCCTGCACCGGGCCCATGCCGCGGTACGGATCCAAGGGGTTCGGCGTCTTGACCTGGATCACCTGGGACAACTCCAGCGGCACCCGCTCGCCGTCCGGGGCGGTGTAGACGTACCCGGAGATGAACTCCGTCGGGTGCGGCACCGGGGCCATCCGGTCCGGGCGCACCGGCCAGATCTCCAGCGGCAGGGCCGGCGCCCGCGGGTCGGTGGCCAGCACCCACCATGCCTCGCCGGTCAGCTTCAGATGCTGGGTGGAGGTCTCGACGAGGTCATACCGGGAGTAGAACGGATTCGGGGTCTGCCACAGGTCCAGCGCCGGGTGCTTGACGATCTGCGTCCGGGCCGGCTCCATCGGGCCGAAGGTGCGCCGGCCGTCCGGGACCACCCGCTCCAGGTACCACTCTTGCGCCGCGGTGGACTCGGCGATGGCGGACACCACGGCGAACAGGGTGCTGACGTTGCCCATCGCGGCCAGTTGCGCGGTCATCGAGGTCCGGGCCAGCATCGAGGACCAGATGCCCAGCGGCGCCGGCTGGGAGTACGGGACGGGCGCGGCGTTGCGCACGCTGGCCGCGACCGCCCCGACGAAGCTCACGAGGATCCGGCCCGGTCGCCGTACCAGTCCAGCGCGAACAGGGCCGCGCCGAGCGCCATCCAGCCGGCCACCGTGGACCAGGTGAACGCGCCGACGGTGAAGCTGGCCAGCCCGGCACCCGGCATGACGTACGGCCGGGCGCGGGCCGCCACCGACCATGGCACCGCCTTGACTCGGGCCAGGGCCAAGCCGAGCAGGGAACGGCGGCGGGGCAGCGGAGCGGCGGCCAGACCTAGAACCGGATCGAGCTGCGACCGCCCAGATCCCGGTACGTCACCATGTACCGCAGCGCGTCGCACCCGTCGTCCATCTCCTTCACAGGAGACTCCCGGCGGGCATCCCAGACGTAGCCGGAGATCTCCTCCTCGGTGCACGACGGGCGGTGCGCCTCGAGTAGGTCAGGGTCAGCATGCACCCTCGCGCCCCGGAACAGGTAGAGACGCCGATCACGGAGCCTAACTTTTACCGCGTCGATGCCCGCGTTGACCCGCTTGTCCGCCGCCCGGGTGGACTGCCCGACGCACCTTTCGAAGGTGGCCCGGTTCTCCGCGTCGTGGTCGCAGATGATCGCGGCCGGCCTCGGCTCCGTCCAGCGCCAGCCCGGCCCAGCCCGCTCGGCGACCTGCTCCAGCGCCGCGGTCGCCCACTCGTCCACCGTGCGCTGAGTGCCGAACAGCTCCCGGTAGCGGTACAGGTCCCCGTCCGGGCCCTCGGCCCACATCTGCAGGACGAACGGGTGCCGGTAACCGAAGTCCACCGACCAGTACCGAGCCCAGTCCGCCGGGATCGGGAACGGCGGGATCAGGTGGACGGCCGGGTCGTACTCCTCGTAGATGATCCCCTCGGCCGCGACCCACTTGCCGTCCCGCAGTCGCAGCCGGCGCACGCCCGTGAGGCTGTCCAGCCGGGCCATGTAGGCGGCGCCGAACTCGCTCAGCCGGTACCGCCGCTCGTGCGACTCGACGTCCCCGGGTGCCGGCGGCAGGTCGGTCACGTCGTCGTAGATCCGCGGGTTGTCGGTGTGCCGGGACTCGACCTGGACCGTGGCGCCGGACGAGCAGCGCTCGGCCAGCCAGTGCGTCGGCCGGTCCGGGTTCGTATCCGCGATCAACTGCTGGAAGCTCATCACCCCGTTGCGGAGCCGCGTGGTCAGCGCCTCCCAGTCGTCCGGGGTGAGCTCGACGGCCTCCTGTACATAGATCATGTCGTACTCGGTGGACATGATCCGGCTCGGCTTGTTCATCCCGCCGATCATCACCCGCGAGCCGGTGCCGTACCGGTACTGCGCCGGCTCCTCGGCGCTGCCGCCGTAGAAGGTGACCAGCCCGGCCGTCAGCGCCTCGGGCACGACGTGCTGCCGCCAGGTGACTAGGGCCGTCGTGGTCAGCGACTCGGCAGTCTTGCGGACGATCAGCGCGCGGGCGCCCGGGTTGGCCAGCATGCAGGCGTGCAGCTTCTCCAGACAGGCGCGGCTCTTGCCGGTGCCGGCCGGCCCGCTGGACAGGACCTCAGCGTCCCGGAGCGCGAACAGGGTGCGGCAACCGCCGCGGGGGAAGTACCGGTGCGCGAGCGCCGTCACGCTACTTGCGTCGCGCTGGCGGACAGGTAGATCTTGACCCACATGGCAACCGGGCTCGCCTTGGTTGCCGCCTCGTATCGACCGTCGATCCAGCCCCGAGATATCACCAGTTGGCAGCGCTCCGGGCGAGCCACCGGCACCACGGTCAGGTCATCGTCGCGACCGCGGCGGATAAGCGCCGGGCACACGCGGGTGGCGAAGTCGGCGCAGTCTGGGCACAGCCACGGCTCGGTAACCACGGCAGCGTGCCGACCCCGAAGTGTGACGACCTCAACCGACACCGAGGAGATGACGATCCGCCGATCAGGCCAGTCCACAGGCCGGGCGCAGACTTGGCACAGTCCGAGGCGGGCGCACTCGCGTTGTCGCTGAATGGACTGCCGCAGGAAGTTGGGCTCTCCGGACGGGTCGTCATCGTAGAAGGCGGCGATCTCGCCTAGGTTGCGGTCGTAGGCGATTCGCCACCGATCCACAACGTCATGAGCGCCCATGACGTTGATGTACGGGACCGGGCGCCCCGATCCGTCCCGGCGAAGATGCGCCAAGTGCGCGGGGGGCTTCACGTCCCGTCCGTGGAGTCGAGCAGGTCCAGCGCCAGCCGGATCAGGCCCGAACACTCCCGGGTCAGCCGGCCCACCTGGGTCGCCACCTGGCCGGCCGTCGGCGGGTTCAGCGCGAGGTACGCGGCGTTGACGTCCAGCGCGAGGACGGCCCGGTCCCGCAGCGTCTGCCGGTGCAGCTCCAGCGCGGTCGGGTAGGTGTGGCCGCTGGCCAACGCGTCCGTCTCGGGCATGACCTGCTCGTCGGCCGCCAGGTTGGCCAGCGCCGGGTCGGCCGACATGAACGGGCCCCGGCGGATCGGCAGGTCGGCCGGGTCGATCGCGACGACAACCTGGCGGGGCATGTCACTTCACTCCATAGACGGCGACGCCAATGACGACAGCCCACACCAAAGCGCCGAGCGCAGCCGCGAGCAGGGTTCTGCGAATGATGCTCGCCATCACGGGATCCATCACCGCAGCGCCTCTGGGTCCACGCCGACCAGCTCGTAGCGGACGGTCACGGTCTCGTCCACAACGGTCCGGAGCTGGCCCAACTCCTCGGCCACGGCGCGCATCGCCGCATGCTTGGCCCGCAGCAGCGCCGCGTCCAACGGAACCGGGCCGTCCTCGGTGACCGTCTCGTGCCAGCCGTTGACCGCCTCCGCGTCCGACTGGTACTCCCCGACCCGGGCGAACTTGTCCGCGATCCACAGGCCCATCGCCAAGGTGCGCTCCATCGTGGTCTCGCGCAGCGCCTCGATCTCAGCCCGGTGCCGCTCGGCGAAGTAGTGGATAGCCGGCTGCGAGACGTCGAACAGGTCAGCCAGCTCCCGCTGATTCGACGTGCCGATTGCGAGCTGCTGGATCAGCGCGATCCGGATGCCGCCGCGCTCCAGCTTGCCGTTGCCCCGGGGTCGGCTCTCGGCCGGGGCCGGGACGGAGTGCAGGTCAGACACCGGGGGCCAGGCTCGCCGAGTCCCGGTTACCGATCAGCTTGGCTATCGCGCCCTTGACCAGCGACAGCACGGCGGCCAGTCCCGCCACGCCTGCGGTCTGGAGTACCGAGAGATCCCGGATGTGGGACAGGTCGAACCAGTTCGCCGCGACCAGCGCGGCCAGGAACGCCTGCACAAAGGTGGCGGCGGCCCGCTCGAACAGGTCCCGGACATAGGTCGCGGTCTCGGTCAGCGTCATTCGGCCACCTCGTGGCTTGCCTCGTCGGTGTCTTCGGGCTCGGTGAGCACACCGATGGCCTCGAGCATGTCCAGCTCGGCCAGCGCCTCGGCGGGGTCCAGCCGGCCGGGGTGCCGGACCCGGAACCGGGTCGTGTTCACGAGGTCACCGGGTCGGTCACGACGTGGATGTGGGAGAGCGCGTCGGCCGAGCCCCGTTCGGCGGCGGCCTCGATCGCGGCCATGTCCACCGTGCCACCGGACAGGTGCGCCACGGCCTCCTGGAGCCCGGCGATCTGGCCGGCCTGCTTCGCCTGGCCCGGCACCAGGACGTTCTCCAGCAAATGGTGGCTCTGCGCCAGCATCGCGTGTTCCGACGGCGTCATGTCGTCCTCGACCTCGTCCCCCAGATAGAAGCTCGCGTCCGTGCCGGGGATCCCCGTCAGGTTGGCATGGTCGGTGTACTGCACCGCGACGACCTGCTCGTGGACCCACCCGGCCGGCAACTCGACCTCGGCCGGGGTGGTGTCGCTGATCCACAGGTGCCGCCACCCGGCCGGGTGCTGCGCCGCGGTGATCCGCGCCGGGTTGGCGTACCACCGGCCGGTGTAGATCCAGCCGGTGGGGTGGCCGGTGACCAGCGCCCGGCCGGTGAACTCGATGGTGCACGCCGCGGCGCGGGCGATCCGGGCGGCCCTGCTCTCGTCGTTGCCGCCGTACCCGACATCCTCGGCGTCGGCGCACAGCACGTCGCCGGGAGCGAGCCCGCCGGCGGCGTTGACCGTGGCCAGCAGCCGGTCGAACTGGGCGCCGCCGCTGGTCAGGGTCCGCAGGAAGTGGTACGCGACCCGGTGCAGGCCGAGCCCGCCGGCCTCCCGCCACCGGGCGGCGAACGTCGGATCGGTGTAGCCGGTGCCCTCGGTGGCCTTCAGCGCGATCCGGGTGTAGCCGGCGTCGGCGTAGGCGGCCAGGTCCACGGCGGACTGGTAGTGGGAGACGTCCGCGAAGACCTCACCGCCGGAGCTGATCACGGGGCGAGCGTAGCACCCCGGATAACGCCCGATAAGTCCCGCCACGCAGGTGATGGGCGGGTCGCGGCCCTCCCAAGCGCGACCCGCCCGCCGAGTTTGTGGGCTACCGCCGGACCAGCCGGTCGCGGCGGGCGCAGACCGTGGTCCGGCCGTGGATCCGGATGGCGACCAGCGGAGCGTGCGGGTACTCGGCCGGGCCGATGACCACGCCGACCACCTTCCGGTCACCGAACGGCTCGGTCCACAGCACCCTGACCCCGGGCGGGAACGTCTGGATCATGACCCGTACCCCCTCGTCCCCAGCAGCACCGCGATCCGGCGGCACGACTCGACGTCGCAGTGCCGGGCCTGGAACTGGTCGTGCCCCTCGTGGACCAGCACGGCGACCGCCTCCCACTCCACGCGCTCGGCCTCGGTCATCGGCCCCTCCTCACACTCGGATCGGCATGACGACGGCGGTGAAGTTGTCCGAGCCCGGCCGGGTGATCTTCCATGGACGGTTGCCGGTGGAGAAATCGATCCGCACCGACTCGCAGTCGGCCGCCTCCAACATGCTCAGCAGGTACGGAGCCTTGACCGCCAGCTCCCACGGGTGCTCATCCCACTCCGGGCCGTGTGCGACCTCCACCGGCTCGGAGGTGGCCGCGTCGGTGGCAACGGTCAGCCCGCCGCCACCGACCGCCAGCCGCAGAATCTTGGTCTTGGCCTGCTCGGGGTCGTCGAAGGTCGGCACCATGACCTTGACCGCGACGATCAACTCGGCGGTGTCCACGACCAGCGACCGAGCCGTCTTCTGCGCCAACAGCGGCGCCCACGGATTCATGGCGGCGCCCATCGTCCGGCAGGCAAGGCTCGCCCGGCCGGACGTGGCCGCGAGGAGGGTACCCTCGGTCGGCAGACCGAGTACGAGCGGGCCCAGCGTGGCCAGCTCGGCCAGCGCGGCGGTCGTCCGGGCCGGCAGGTGCAGCGTGGCGTCCGCGCCGGCCGCCTTGCTCGGCCACGGCAGCCGCGCCTCGAACAGCCGGTAGTCGTCCCGGGCCACGAGCAGCACCCCGGACGAGTCGATCTCCAGGCGGCAGCCGCACTGGTGCTGGGTCTTCTCGGCCAGCGACTCGGCCAGCGGCGCCGCGTGGGCCAGCAGCCGGCCCGCGCCGTCCGGCAGGGCCAGGTCCGGGTCGGGCACGGGCGGGCACGCCGGGTGGTCCTCGGCGGGCATCACGGGCAGTCGGGCCTTGAAGTTCCGGCCGGCGGACAGGTGCAGGTGCGAACCCTCGGCCACCGCGTCAACCCGGCCCTCGGGCAGCGCACCGACGATGTTGCGCAGCAGCCGGCCGGACACCGCGGTCCGGCCGGCGGTCGCGACGTGCGCCTCGGCTGACTGCCACGCCCACGTGTCGTAGTCGCTGGCGGACAGCGTCACCGCGTCGGCGCCCGCCTCGATCACCACGGCGGACAGGATCGGGATAGCGGTCCCGGTGTGCCGGCCCGCCCACTCGGCCGCCGCACGGAGGGACGCCGCGTCGATGGTGAACTTCACAGCACGCTCCCGAACGTGTTCTCCGACGTGTCGATTCCGTATCCGTCCATCCGGCGGCGCCATTCGCCCTCGTCGGCACCGGTCCACTCGACCTCGGCGGGCGGGCTCGAGATCAGAATCCCTGCGATATCCGGCGGGCACCATCCCTCCGGCTTGAGGATCTTCCCGTCCTCCCGCATGACCACGGAGCCATTCGGACCGATCTTCGTCATGTTCGAGCGGTGCACCGCTTCCCACACCGTGTCGAACGGGATGCCCATCTCGGCCATCGTGCCCAGCACGGTGACGATGAGGTCGGCGGCCTCTTTGGCAACGCCGGCCATGTTGCTCGGGTTGACCACGAATGCCTCGTCGCGGAACTCCCGCCATTCCTCGTCCATCAGGTCCAGCCGCAGCAGCCACCGGGAGGACGTGAGTCGGGTCGGCTTATCGGCCAGTGGGATTCCGGCGGCCTTGTGCCATTCCACGACGTCGGCAAAGTAGCTCACTGCTCACCACCGACCACGGGCTCGCGCTCGCCGAACAGGTCCAACAGGTCCGCGTCGTGGTGCCCGTCCTCGGCCTCGACGGGCTCGGGCCGGCCGGTCGCCAGCCACGACGTGATCCCTCCGTCGTCGGTCCTGACGCCGCCGTCGGGCAGGTCCGGGGGCACGGGGGCCAGCGCCTCCCGCACGTACGCGGCGGCCAGGTCCAGCGCGTTCAGCAGCGGGACGGACGCGCCGAGTTCATCGCTCGGCTGCTTGGCCCGGACCACGTTGAGCAGCAGGATCGCGGTCCGCGCCGCGTCGCCGGCCGTCAGCCGGTCCACGACCTCGGCCAACACGTGCCCCGTGGCCGCGGACTCGACGAGGGATTCGTCCGGGGCGGCCCTGCCGGGCCGGCTGGCAACGGCCCGCAGGCCGACGTGCCAGCCGGCGCCGATCGCCAGCGCGACCAGTCCGAGGATGGCGTAGGTGGTCGTCAAAGTAGCTCCTTACGTCGGGTGGTCTGCTGACCTTACACCGGGCCGGCCGCTGGGTCCAGCCCGTCCCAGAGGGCCTCACACGCTCCGCACGGCTCGGTCCAGGTGATTCCATGCGGGCAGGCGTTCTCGGTCGCTCCTGGCGCGTGTAGGGCGCAGCGCCAGCCGTTCAGGAACTTCCGGGTCACCGCGAAGTCGCAGTGCGCCCTGCGCACGCCCTCCCACTGCCCGCAGAGCCCGCGGACCACCGGGCCGGTCACGGCACGACTTCGAGCGGCTCGGGCTCAGGCTCCGGCACGGGCTGGTCCCAGCCGATGCCGCACGGGCACTCCCCGACCTCGCCGATCTGCCAGAACAGCCGCTCCAGCTCGACCCGGCCCATCCCGGCGCTCATGAGCTCCACCGCGTGCCGGCCGAGGTGTCCGGCGAACCGCAGGGCCGGGGCCCGCCGGTCGGGGAGCGCATCCCGGAACGCCCGGAGCCACTGGCCGAGCGCGCGGTGCGCCGGATCGCCCTCCCACGGCTCCCACTCGGGAGGCTTCGGCGCGGTCACGGCAGGGCCCGCGGTCGCGTCTCGGTGGCCCGCTCGAAGTCGCCCGCGAGCAGGTCGTTCTCGGCCTGCCCGGCCAGCCGCTCCCAGGTCTGGTCGAAGTCGCGTCGCGCCGCCCAGCTGGGCATCCCCGCGATCGTCCGCGCCCCGCCCATCGCGTCGTAGGCCGCCGCGGCCAGCGGGTGCAGCCCGGCGCGGCCGTCGCCCCAGTTGGACGCGACCCGGACGACCTCGGCGAACGTCAGGGCCGGGTCCGGGGCGAGCAGCCCGGCGGCGCGGTAGACCTCCCGCCGGATGTCGGCCGGCCCGATGTAGCCGCGGCTGACCTTGGCCAGCCGGCGCACCGCGGCCAGCGCGAGGTCGGCCGGCAGGTCGCCGAGCACGTCGTGCCAAGCGTCAGGGGTGTGTTCGTCCAGGCGCATCGCCGGCCACAGCGCGCAGGTCAGGCGCACCAGGGTGAGCGTTTCGGTCGGCGTCACGGGATCTCCCGGGTCTCGGCGGCTTGGGCGCGTTGCATGGCGGCGTTCCAGTCGATGCCGTTGCGGGATCCGTTCGTCGGTGCCCGCGCCCGGGTCGCGGCCAGTCGTAGTCGGTCGTACTGCTCGCGGAGCTTGGGCATCGAGAGGATGTTCGCCCGCCAGAACTCGTCCGCGGTGGCCCAGTCGATCGCCCCGGTGATCTTCTCCTCGGTGCGCCCGTCCCGGTCGAGCATCAGCCGGGCGGCGTCGCGCCAGCCCTTCGTGACCACGGGTCGCTTGCAGCCGTTGGCCTCGATCCGGTCGGCAAGGTGTTCGCACAGCCGATCCACGTCGTCGCGGGCTTGATCCGCATCGCGGCGCGGAGCGCCCGGATGGGTTGCGGGTTGCGGGTTGCGGGTTGTGGGTTGTGGGTCCACTACAGGTAGTTCCGTAACAACCACAACCCCGTTGGAAGAGGCATCCGTATCGGGTTGGCTATCGGATAGGCTATCCACCTGCGGAAACAGGTTATCCACAGGGTTATCCACAGGGCCGGGCGGTCCGGGGTCGGATAGGCCATCGGATACCCTATCCAGGTGAATACCGGGTATGCCCTCGACCGGCAGCCCGAGGCGCTCCAGCTCGGCCAGCAGGGCACCCCGGACGGCCGGTGAGATGACCGCGGCGGCGTCCCGGAGGATCACCGGCCGGCGCTTGGGGTTGGAGTGGCCGCCGTCCCATCGGACGAACGAGCGGACCAGCAACTCCTCGGTGTCCTCGTCGTAGACCACGAACCGCGCCGCGGCCAGCGTTGCCAGATCGGCCCGGACGTCCCCCGCATCCCCGTCGGTGCACATCCGGGACCACCGGCGGACGGTCAGCGGCAGCGTCCCGGCCGCGCTGATGTCCTCCTGGGTGATCAGCAGGAAGTAGGTCCGCTGGGCGCCGCCGGGCAGTCGCAGGAAGTCCGGGTCGCGCCAGATGGCGGTGGCGACGTTGGCGTAGCTGCGAGCCATCAGCAGCGCGCCGCGGTAGCGGATTCCGTTGTCGCTGTGGAACGATGTGCCATCGGTGGCCACCCTTCGCATGGGATCTGTGGCTGCTCGGCCGGTCAGGGGTTTGCGGACCCCGGGCCGGCCTTTCCCCTGTCGCCAGGGGCTCGAGCGAGAGGCTCAGCCTACCCCCGCCGGTGCCCCCTCGGGCAGGCTCTCCGCGCCCGATCCGGAGCATCGCGGGCAGGCCACCAGACCGGCCCCGCAGCAGGAGTAGCAGGGGCTTCCGCCTGCGAAGTCGGCCAGTTTGGCAGCCGCCGCCAGCAGGGCCCGCCGGATGGCCGCGGCCAGGTCACTCGGCATCGAGAGTCCCCTGTTCGACCTCGGGCCGGCCGGCGGCGGCGAGGTTGGCCAGCGCCTGCTGGTAGTAGCTCGGCTTGAGTTCGACGCCGAGCCCGCGCCGGCCGGCCCGCACCGCCGCGTAGGGCTCGCTGCCGACCCCGCCGAAGGGGGACGCGACCAGCTCGCCCGGGTTGGACCACAGCACCACGGCCCGGGTGATCACGTCGAGCTGGAGCGGGTGGACGTGTTTCTCGTCGTCGGGGTCGCGGCTGTCCCGGAACGGCAGCACGGCGCCCTCGTCGAGCGCCCGGTCGCCCATGTTCCCGCGGATGTCATCCCACACCGCGGAGGCGTACTGTCTCCACACCCAATGGCTGAACCGGTTTTCGGTCTGCTTGCCGGTCCAGCCTCGATACCGCAGCACGTCGGAGGGCGGCTTGCGCGCCCCGGCGTATTCGGTCAGGCCGTTCGGGTGGGCTACCGGAATGGTGTTCACGCCGGGCGCGCGGAATGCCAGGAGGTAATCGCAACCCGCCGCCGTGGACTGGGTTGAGTCTTCAACGATCGTCTTGTGCGCCAATCCCTTGGTCATTGTCCGGTTGCGGACGGCGAGGGGTTCTTTCCAGATCGCTCGGCGGCTGACGTATTTCCAGCCGAGCTTTTCGTGGAGTCGGATCACGTCGCCCGGGAAGTCGAGGAGGCTGTCGTTCTTGCCGGTGTTGGAGTTCGGCACGTCGGCCGCGTGCACGGCCGTGATCCGACCCGGCAGGGTGACCCGCCGCAACTCCTCCACGACGTAGCCGTAGTGCTCGGTGAACTCCTCGTAGCTCCGGGCGTTGGAGAGGTCCCGGTCGTCGCTGCTGTAGTGGTACAGCCCGGCGAATGGCGGCGAGTAGACGGACAGCGCCACCGAGCCGGCCGGCAGTCCGGGCAGCACGGCGAGGCAGTCGCCGTTGTACATCGCCCACTGCTCGGTAACGGTCTGGTCGATCACCGCAGCCATGTCGGCACCATCAACTCTCGGTCGTGGCCGGCACGGGGCGCGGCCTGCTGGGCGTCTCTCATGTGCGCCACGAGCGCGTCGAACATCCGGTCGGCGGAGGTGGCCTTGCGCTGCAGGTTGGCCAGCGTTCGGGCGCCGCCCTCGGTGGTGATCAGGTCCACGGTCACGGGCTGGTCCTGGCCGAACCGGTGGAACCGGCGGATGGCCTGGTAGTACTGCTCGTAGGAGTGGTCGGGGAAGTAGGTCAGCCGGTTGCAGTGCTGCCAGTTCAGGCCCCAGCCGGCGATCGAGGGCTTCGTGACCAGGACCCGGATCTGCCCGTCCGCGAACGCGGCCAGCTTCTCCTCCTTGGCTTCCACCGACTCACTGCCGGTCAGCTCGACCGCCCCGTCGATGAGGTCGGCCAGCAGCTTCGACTCGTCGTTCAGGTGGCACCAGGAGACCGCCACGGGGGCGTCCGCGAGGCGCTTGGCCGCGGCCTCGCACCGCTGGATGAGGGTGTGTCGCAGTTCGGCCCGCTCCTCGCGGAGCCCGACCGCGGGCACGTCGAACAGGGTGTCGCCGCGCGGGGTGTCGGCCTTGACCACGGTCTCCCGCAGGCTCAGCGGCGGCAGCACGAACGCTGCGTCGTCGTACCCGAGGTCGCTCGGCCGGCGCAGGGCCCGCGCCCAGGAGGCCACCCAGCGCCAGAACGGCGTCTCGGCGTGCCCCTTGAACCGCCACTGCTGGCCCTCCCACACCCGCGGTGCGCCGTGTCCCCGCCATCGGCCCTGCGTGTCGCTGGTCCGCTGGTCGTTGACGAAGAAGCGGTTCAGCATGTCCATGTGGCCGAGCCATCCCAGCGCCTCGCTGGACGTGCCGAGCTCGGTGTAGTCGTTGGGCGCCGCGGTCGCGGTGGCCAACAGCCGATACCGCAGGGTCCGCAGGAACTCGGTCACGATGGCGCGGCGCTTGCCGTCGAACGCCTTGATCGCGGACGACTCGTCGCACACGGCGCCGGCGAAGTCGGCCGCCTCGAAGCGCTCCAGCCGCTCGTAGTTGGTGATCGTGATCGGTGCGCTGGCCGGCCGACCGTCCCGGGACACGCCGGCGTCGAGGCCGAACTTGGCCGCCTCGCGCTCGAGCTGCCGGGTCACGCCGAGCGGCGCCATGATGACGACCCGGCGCCCGGTGTGCCGGTGGACGTTGGCGGCCCAGACCAGGGCCATCGGGGTCTTGCCCAACCCGCAGTCGGCGAACAGCGCACCGCGGCCCATGCGGACGGCCCACTCGGTCAGGTCGCGCTGGAAGGGGAACAGGAAGTCGGGCAGCCACAGCGGCTCGAACCCGGCCGCGTCGTTGGCCTGCGCTTTCCTGGCCAGGAACTCGCTGTAGCTCACGGGGTCGCACCGGGCTGCTGGTGATGCGCCCACAGGCGCATGCCCTCGGTGCCCGCGACCTCGGACCACTCCACGAGAGGCTCGCTGAGCGCGGTCGCGGCGGCCAGCGCCAGCGTGGCGTGGACCTGGGCGGCGGTCAGCAGGCCGGCCTCGCGGAGCAGAGACTCTTGCGGGTCGGCCTCAAACC